GGGGAAGCAGTCATGTCGTGGCGCGGGGAAGCAGTCATGTCGAGGCGCGGGAAAGCAGTCATGTCGAGGCGCGGGAAAGCAGTCATGTCGAGGCGTGGGGAAGCAGTCATGTCGTGGCGTGGGAAAGCAGTCATGTCGTGGCGCGGGGAAGCAGTCATGTCGTGGCGCGGGGAAGCAGTCATGTCGAGGCGCGGGAAAGCAGTCATGTCGAGGCGTGGGAAAGCAGTCATGTCGAGGCGTGGGGAAGCAGTCATGTCGTGGCGCGGGAAAGCAGTCATGTCGAGGCGTGGGAAAGCAGTCATGTCGAGGCGTGGGAAAGCAGTCATGTCGAGGCGTGGGGAAGCAGTCATGTCGTGGCGTGGGGATCGGTAACTGTTGCCGTCCAATCCGATTATTCAATCATAACTCTTTTCGCATTCGCTATTGCCATTGCTTCCTTCGTTAAGAACATCACCAAAAAAAGCAAAACCTGCTCTGTTGTAAAAATCCCGCCCGCCGAATGGACGGTTAAAGGGTGGCTCGAAAGACAAGGGATCGAAGCGAAGAATAAACTCGTCACTATCTTCAAGCGCGTTTCAATCGATTTCAAGACGCAAGAAGGAACTCCCAATGAAACTTTATGGTCAGTTGGGCTGATTGTCGAGCACAAGGATTGGAATCCCACAAATCAAGAATGCGGCCCTGGCAAGTTCCACGCATGCGGACGGCCTTACTTCTGCGACGAGTTTCGCGATAAGAAAGGTGATCGCTACATTGCGATCCAAGTAGCGGTCAAAGACCTTCACGCTTGGGAGAATCCTGGTTATCCCAATAAAATCGCATTCCGTTCCTGTAAAGTTCTTCACGAGTGCAACCGTTTCGGGGAGAAACTGTGAAAATCATCACCGGCAGCCTCCTAGATCAAAAAGGCATTCTTTGCCATCAGGTCAATCTCAGGGGCATAATGGGCGCGGGCCTCGCGTTGCAGATTCGTCAGAAGTGGCCATCGGCGCATGATGACTATGTGCGGTATTGTCGCGAGGGCGCGAAGCTGGGCGACGTGCTATTTTCGATTGTGAATGATGACCAAATCGTTGCGCATTGCTTCGGACAATCGGAAATATCGCGCGATCATTGTGTGACGGCATACGAATTCTATCCTGAGATTCTGAAAACGGTTGAGGACTATTCAGCCGGGAGCGACTCGCCGGTCTTCATTCCGCACGGGATCGGCTGCGGGATTGCGTCTGGAAATTGGGGAGTAATGCTTCCTTTGTTGGAAAAACACTGTGCCTCGGCTACTCTAGTAAACTATGAATATTAATCAATATGGGCGTGACCCCGTTACTCGTTTCTGGAACAAGGTGGACAAATCTGAAGCTAGTGGCTGCTGGCTTTGGAAAGGAGCCAAGAACTTAAAGGGGTATGGCCATCTCAGTGTTTCAAAAAAGAGATGGAAGGCTCACCGCTACTCTTGGGTGCTTTCCTTCGGAGATATTCCAGAGGGAAGCGGCCACCACGGCACTTGCGTCTGTCATCGTTGCGACAATCCTTCGTGCGTAAACCCCTCTCACCTTTTCCTTGGAACGGTAGAAGAGAACAACAAAGATATGGTCGAGAAAGGACGCAAGGCCATCCAATTTGGAGAAGAGGCTTCACGCGCAAAGTTAAATGTCCCCCAGATTAGACTAGCGATGAGGTGCCACAAGCTAGGAGTAAGAACAGTTTTTCTAACAAAAGTTTGGAAAATGGATCGAGGTACTTTCTACAAAATAGCACAGGGCAAATCTTGGAAGTATGTTTCGCTTGAGGAATCCAAATGAAACGACCCATGATCCTCTGCCCAAAATGTACGGGGCACGGACAAATTCCGTTATCGGATGAGCTTATTGATGTTTTAGAAATCCTCAACAAGCATCCAGAAATTACGGCTATGGACGTTCACAAGTTGGCCAAGGACGGCAAATGGATTATTCCCTCTGCCATCAACAACCGGCTCGTTGATCTGGAAAAGCTTCAGCTAGTGACGAGGGAGAAGCGCGGCAAGTCATTTTTCTGGAAAGCCAAACGCTGGTCTAAGAAGGAGGGGGTATGAAGATAGGGGAGGAGGGGAGATGAAGCCCTATAAAGGACAAATCCCGTTCAATCCAAAGACCGGAGCATTGCTGGCCTATGTGCCCTACTCCTCTATGGATGTTGAGTGGCGAGACAATTACAAATTTGATGCAATAATCAAAATTACAGGACAAGGACGAGGAAGGAGTAGCGCGGTATTCTTTGCCCGTGAATTCGATTATGTTCCATCCAGTTCGTATGAAGGGCCACGCTATCAATTGTTCTTGTCAGAAATGGAAAAGGTCATTCAGCATTGCGTAATCTCGCGGGGACTAGTTTACGCCGACTCCTACCCCTTTTCCCTACCAGTGACTTGGACGTTCTGCAAAAAGGGATCGAACTACAGTCTACAACTTATGACAAAGGAAACCAAATGACCTTCCCAAAACACAAGGCGTCTCTACATCTGACGCATAATCAGCACAAGGCCTATTATCAGACGGTCGAACAGTACATGGAAGATAATGACGCTGATTGTTGGGTGAGCGATGAACAAAAACAAAAAGCCATCGCAACAAACGAGATTTGGGAACTGCAATGGTATCCAGATACACCTATCGGTTTCTGCTTATTGATGGCTTGCGATCTTGACGTTCTTTTGAGGGCCGCTAGTGATGAGGAAACCAAATGAGCGAGAAGAAGACATTTCCAAGCGCAACCCACGATGAAAAGTGGTTTGGACTAGAGAGGTGCGTACGCGAAAAGATTATGGAAGTCTACGATCAAAGAGAGGAAGTCCTAAAAGCCTTTGTGGCCAAATATGGTTTTGAGCCTGATAGACTTGTCCAAATCCATCAAACCTTTCCTAATGGCCGGATTGAATGGTCGGCACGTCGTCGGTCAGATGAAGAGATGCAGAATCTTTCGAGGATGAGTTCAGGGCTTTAGGCCTAGAACACGGGCAATATCCGTAACCCGATACTACATGCCGGATTCCGACATAATCCCAGCAACGGCCAAAGGGAACAGTGGGATGCCAAGAACAGACTGGAATCTTGGAGACCAAAAGCATCAGGGAAAAATAAGATGATAGGCCTTCATCAATCCATCAAAGCCAATGACGCCAGCCAATGCCCAAATAGCCTTAGGTAATACCAGCACCGATTTGCGAAAATCTTCCACGATAACCAAGCGGGCTTCCAATTTGCTCACCCAATCTTTCAGACCTGAAAAACCTTCATGGACTGCGCCCTCCAAGCGATAAACGGCCTTTAGCTGCTCATCATTCTGGTACATGATCATCGCTTGAGGATCAGTCGATTTCTGCGCGATCTCAGGCGTTACGGTAGAATCCAATCCAAGCGGGCCGGACTTTCTCAGCAGGTCTTTTTTAGGGTCACTCATTATCGTCCTTGGGCCATGGCAAACATTAGGATACAGGCGAGAAAGATAAAGCCCAGTTCAAACGGAGTAAGGCCCATGAAGGTTCGGCGATTCATGCTTACGCCTGAGTCTGTTTTTTCAGATACGCGGCCATCGCAGCGGCAACCTGTTCAGTCGTCCAAATGCCAGCCTTGTCGTACTCATCGCCAGACCAGAGAACGACCGAGGGATAATAGGGCGATTCCTTAATCCGGACAGTAACCGTCTTTGCCGAGGGATCGTCCGTGGCAATACAGGTATAAGCGTCGGGGATAGTATAGCGAATTTCTGTCGTTTTAATGATGGTCATATTTTTCCTTTTACCAAATAACTTCCTGGCTGCCGCTGGCTAAAATAGATGCGCTGCCCGTACCGCTAATGGATGAGCGAATCCGTACCCATTTACCGGCAGGTATCATCCAACTCAAAGGAACGGTGCTGCCTTGAATACTTTGCAAGACAACCGCTAGCGAAAGGCTTTGAGTATTACTAACGCTCATTAGCGTAGTCCAGTCGCTTGGAGTTGTTGAGTTCGTGTTAGCGGTTTCCAGATAAACCAAGACAGACGCAGGGCCGCTAATGCTCGCTGTGGTTGATAAACTAACCGGATATGTCACCGAACAAGGGCGTGTGGAACTAACTTGGAATCCCGTAGAAGATGTGGTGGTGACAATAGACCTAACTACTCCATCATTAATCGTTGGAGAAGGTATATCTGCGCTGACTAATGATCTAAAAACGGGGATTGCAGACGATCCTGTAGTTGGCCCACAAAAAATAGTGTTAGCTGTTTGCGTGGCCAAGGTGCCTGTAAGCGTGCCCGCAGTAGTCACAGGTGAACCGGTAACGGTAAAGATGGAAGGAAGGCTCAAGGCCGCGCTTGTAACGGTTCCGGAACCAAGGCCAGTAACGGAAAAGTTCAAATTAGGATAGGTTCCTGTAATGGACACATTTGAACCTTGAGTAGGTGAGAATTGGGCCGGGATCGTTGGCTTACCACTTAAGTCAGAATACGCACCACTAGTGGCCACCGTTGCCAAAGAAGGCTTGCCCGAAAGATCGGTATAAGCCCCAGACGTAGCTACAGTAGCGAGAGAGGGTGCTCCTGTAAGCTTGGAATAAGCCAAAGCAGTAATCCATGTCGGGTTGGCATAAGTACCAGAAGTTAGGACAATAGGATCAGAAATGCCATATCCTGCCAAAGTAGTTGGTGTAGACGTGATACGACTCCATGCCACCGTTCCGGTAGATGTCTGGGCATCTGTAATTCCATAGCCAACCAAGGTTGATGGCGTTTCGGTAATGCTTGACCAAGCCAGCGAGGTAACCGGAGATGAGACAGAAATGGTTCCATCGCCCGAAATTGTTACATTAGCACCCTGTTTTACGCCTCCTAAAGCTGCGCCCGTGGCTACTGGCAAAATATAACCAGTCTGGGCTTTGATGTCGCCAATGGTAATGGGCTGCGAATGCACGCTTGGTGCAGGATCCCATAAGGTGAGGCGGTAACTATCGTCAATAGCCAAAAGTTTTGCGCCTAGAATCAGAAATCCCAAGAGACCTAATGCTCCCAAGACAAGTAAGAAAGTTTTATATTGCTTGAAGATCATTGGTAATAGGGAATCCACGAGGGAACGCCGCTAACTATAGTTGGAACCCAACCCACGGGCGTTACGGGATTAGACGGCACCGTGGAATCGTCTTTCGCGATTACCAAAGGATTTCCTAAATTGGTCAAGACTCCAGATGAGTTCATAATTAAGCTGCCGTTGGGAGCGGTTGAGCTCAGTCGAACTGGCCCCGAGTTATTAACATTTCCGATGACAAAATCGCCTGTTGCATTCTCGTTTGAAAAAAACCAAAAGGCAGTTGTTGTAGCAAACATGATAAAGGAAGCTCCTCCAAGATCAGTTTGCTCATGAATTTCAAGCTGATTATTTACATTTGCAGTATAGATGCTTAAGGCTGTATTAGTTGGAAGTTGCCATGCGGTTAGGACTGAGGCGTCGGGGGGGGGGCTGACCGACACGGCAGGATTAGCAGGATCGGTAATATCTACCGCAATTGCAGTTCCAGCAACCACACTATCTACCGTTCCGGTTCCTGGAGGCGCAACCGAAAGCACTCCGCTTGCATCAATGGTCACATTGTCGCCCTGCTTGACGCCGCCAAGAACGGTGGTCGTCGCCACCGGCAAGACATAACCCCCGCCTCCACCGCCGCCAGAACTAGGAGTGATTACCAATTGACCGCCATTCGTAAGCGTAAGCGTGGCAACAGGGACAAATGTCCCGTTCACCATCGCATAAAGAATATTGGGAAATTGGTTAGTGACCATAAAATTTAGACCTCACCCGCCCGTAGACGTTCCATGAAGGACTTGGGTTTTTCAGGAGGAGGAGAGCCGGGAGGGCGACCGCCTCCAATAGTAGGAGTTCCTGCATCCTCATCAGCAAGTTTGCTCTCGAGTTCGACCACGCGAGCTTTTAGAGTCTTGACCTGATTTGCGAGAGGCTTGCTCAGGAAAGCTGAGGTGATGAGTGCGGCCCGGTCTGTATGAGACATTCGCTCCAAATCCTGCTCATTCAATTTACCGGCAGATTCAAAAATCTGTGACTTAAGGGCCGTTCCCTCTTCACCGTCAAAGAGTCCAATCTCAGAAGCTTCCTTTTCGATGGCAGGAAGAGTTTGTTTCGTGAAAGCTTCTTTGCGATCTGAAACCAGCTTTTCTACATAGGCCTTGATTTGACCTTCCCGTGTTTCGTTCAGAACTTTCTTGGAGGCCTCGAAATCAGATGCGACCTTGGCCCGATCTTGCTCAATGGCTTGAAGCTCCAAAATCTCAGAGGCAGCTTGAGCGCGATCAATAACGCCCACTGATTCCAAAAGCGTGTTCAGTTCTCCCCGAGTAGCGCGACCTCCATCAATCGCCTTGAAAAGAGCCGCTTCGGGAATTTCGTAAGTCTTGGCAATCTCACCAAGGGACTGTTTGATTGCGGCTGGACGCTCGACAAATTTTTGCTTGTAAACGGGATCATTGAAAACATCGACTTCGCGCAATTTGCTGAGATATTCGTCGCGCTGTTTCTTGGTCGTTTCAAATTCGGTTTCCAGTTCAGGAGTAAGCGGCTTGATTGTCTTGATTCGTTCCTCAACTAATTTCTCCGCTTCACTCTTAGCCAGCTTACCGGCTAACTCGCGAAACCGTTGCTGGGAACCCTTGGACAATCCTTTTTCAAATACCTCAATCTCAGATAGCTCTGGGGTAGTGGGAGTCACGGGTGTCTTGGAAGTGACTGGATCATTAACGGCAGGCGTGGACTTCTCTACTGCTGGCGCAACAGGAGCCTTGGCCGCTGGTTTAGCAGGAGGAGCCTCAGGCGCGGGCGGTTGACTCAACTGCTGACGCAAAGAATCGATTCCCATTTTAGGAGCAGAAGGTGCGGCAGGAGGAGCTTCGAGCGTTGCCGTGCCACCGCCATCACCGCCGTCTGCATTCATCAGCTTGAGAAGTTTGTACATAGAGTTACTTTTTTGATTTAGGTTTCTGTTGCTTCTTACCTTGAGCTTCCTCGTGTTCCCGTTCCGCGTCAATCCTTAATTGGTCAAAGGGATCGATGCCCCTATAATTGGCCTCAACCGGCCCGATGACATCGCGAGGAACTTTAGCCAAGGCACGTAAAGCATCCTTGTACCGCACGATAGCCGTGCGTCTCGCGTGCGCCATGGAATAGGCCAGGGCATCGTGCTGATTGACTGACAAGGCAATCTGATCCTCTTCGGAATCAAGAGCCAAAAAAGCAAGCTCCAGCACTTCGTCCAAAGCCGTGGAAAGTTTCGTCCGGAGAACGTCGTTACGGTTGAAAAGTTCAGGCGTGATCATTGAGCGGGCGCGGATTCGGGTTGAGCCTCAGGAGGGGCATTTAGCTGCTTAATATTCATGGCATTTTGAATTGCCGCATCGTGTAAACCGATGGCAGCAGAAATGTCATTCAGGTTCAAATCCTGTGTGGCCTTGGTAATTTTGATGGCCAACTGAATACCGTCCACGCTTTCCTTGTGCTTTTGCTTCTGTCCTGCCAAGGCCAGCTTAGCGGCCTCTAGTTGAAGCTTGGCGGCCTCGGTAGTCTGTTGCTGTGATGCTTGAATGGCCTGACGCTGCGCAGCCGTCGCGGCTGTCTTAAGCTGGAATTGAAGCTTGATCGCAATGGCGTCCAATTTCTTAAGCGCATTGACCACGACGCCAACAATCTGCTTTTGTGTGGGATCGCCCGCAATGGTTTGAAGATGGGAAGAACAATGCGGTAGGCCAACGGAGAGAAGTTGATAGACCGACTGCAAGGCTCCCATGTCCGCCGACTTTCCTTGCGCCCCCTCGGCCTGAGTAAGTGACTGAGTCGCCCCAATGAGCATTGGCATATGGATGCCCAAGTGAGTAACGGCATCTTCACCCGGCATGACATCAAATGGATTTCCGGCCTTCATGCCCGCATTCTCCAATTCTGCCGTCTTGGCGGTATTAGTCAACTGACGGCCCGGAACGGCAGGGAAATAACGCTTGGCTGTCTTGGAACCAAAGATGCCCGTAAACGCATCCTTGATCATCAACTCGCGGGCCTGAGGATTTTGCTGCAAGGGCAGAAGGGAAAGGAGTTCATTTGAAGTTGCCTTACGTGAAGACGCGCTACCTTGTCCCAAAGCGCGAACGGATGTGACGGATTGCAAATAAGGTTCGTGCATTGCGCCGGGAGGCACTCCGCGATCAGCTACCCGCTTTTGGAATCGCCGCGCTTCCTGACACCATTCTGATTTACCGCTAGGGGTACATTCGTCTGGCAAATTCGGATTGGACAAACGCCGGAACATTTCAGCTAAGAGCACGTCGCAATTATTAAAGAAATGATTCATTAACGAACTGGAAAGACGCGCCAGCGTCTCCAAGTCATTTTGATTCTGCGTAGCCGTAGGAGCCTCTCCTGCTTGCGTATGCTGCATCTGGGCTTGATACTCACCCGATGTTTGCTGATAGGTTTGCATCAGCATGTTGTGAGTAATCATGCCACCCTGAGAAAGGTTGGGGAAAGTAGCTGTCTGCAAGTCCACGCCAGCGGGAAGAACTGTTACCGGCCCCAGATTCAACGTATTGAGCTTATCGCGGGCCGCTTCCGTGGATGGCTTAATCACCAAGGACGCGCCAATGAAAGTCATGTCAAGTATGCGCCCGTCTAGCTTGTCGAGAATCTTAAGTACATTGTAAAGCTGCGCGGCATAACCCCGAATGGAATGCCAGAGGCTTTCTTGCTCAGTCAGAAAAAAGGGATGGATGAGTTGGCTGAAATGCTTGGCGACTTTCATGCCTGTAAATAGAACGTCATCCGTATCAAATTCCGTCAGGGTTCGGCGGGAAAGCGTACCATCATATTCCTTGGCGATAAGATCATAGCAATCGATTCCGGGCGAAACAAAGGACATATAAATATCGTTGCCCTTAATGCGGTTATTCCACGTCTCCCAAAGCTTGACGGAATAGGACATATTTTGATTATTCTCTGCCGCTCGAATAATGGCCGTCCTGACGGCCTTAACATTCCAGCCAAGTTTGGCAGCGCGTACCGGGTCTTCAATCATCCGGTAAAGCTGATGGAGTCGCCAGTTGCGCCGAATGCAAATTACGTCCAAATTTTCAAGATTGGTATCCGCATCCTTGTCCACAAGAACCTGGCCCGTCTCGGCGGGCTGCGGACGCCAGTTCATATCGTTCTCGTGATAGAGCAAGCCTGACCCGTAGAATACGCGATTGAAGTTGCTCTTATTCATCACGGAATAAAACCCGCGCCACCGTTTGAGCGTGTTATTAAATTCGTCTGTCAGAACTTGAGAAAAGTTGTGACCATCCGTGCCGTTTCCGAACTCCGTTACTACCGTGGCAAATTCCGATGCCTCAAATTGAGCGTCCAAATAAGAATCGACGTTGGTATCCGTGAGGGCCTTCAATCGCTTAAAGTTGACATTGGTCATGTCGGCAAGCCCGCGCCTCTTTAGCTCGGCAGGATCGTAAGGAGGATGGCCGTCGTAATTCTGCTTAAGTACCGCTCTTTGCCGGGCCCGCCCGATGTCAGCGGCTATTAACTGACGTTTGATCGCGTGAGCGGCGGCGGGAGTTTCGATGACCGACCGGGGAGGCTTCCCATCAGGAGCAATCGTTTGTAGCCTTTGTGCCGGGTCGTTATCGCCGGTAACAGACGTTCCTGTCACAAGGGCACCATATGGTTGAGGGTATCTTTACGACCTTTGCAAGAGGGGCATTCGCCAAGCTTGGTTCCTGCATAACGATCAATCAATTCGGCGGCAGGTTGAAGAAATTTATGGAGGACATCGCCAAGGCCAGTCGTCAATTCGGAACAAGGGGAAGCCAATCCCTGCTCACACATGAAATTTTGGATCAATGCCCCTATCTCGTGATCGCGAAAAGGAATCCCGGCCCGGATGTAGGCTTCCTGAACCTGCATGGCAATGTGCTCATACGTGCCTGTAAACCCTTTTCCTAAGCGGGCATCATGGTAGCCCCAAGACTTGACCGCAGAAAGATCATTGATCTTCTTCATTTAAGCAAAGTATCCAGCTTGGCAGAGACGATTTGTTCAACCATTTCCCGTAGCTTAGGATGGTTAAGGATGTCTTCAAGCTTAATCTCTACGGACTTTATGGGGTTTCCGTTGGAAAGAATGGAGAAATCCAGTTTGCCGTCCAGACAGTAAATGCCTGTTTTGCTTTTGAAAAGACAGTCTTTAAACTTTGGCCCGGTCTCCTGGATGCGAGGATGCTTAAGGGCCTCTGCAATGGCGAAGCACGCACTTTGATTGCCAATGAACCATTTGCTACCAGCGATCAAAGAAGCCGCTTCCATGAAGTCCTGCGTCTCTACGTAGGACATCGGCCAAATAGCGTTCATTTCCTGATGTTCTTCCAAGAGGCCAATAAAGGCAGCATCCAATTTCATGGCCGCTAGTTTCGGCCACGGGAATTTATCGCCCCGATAGCGAGGCGTCCGATTAACAATGACTTCATAAAGGCGTTTCGCGGGAACGGTCAGCCATGGTTCCTCGATATCCCCAAGTCCACGAGGCTCCCCTATCCAGTCAGCTTGATCATCCAGCAAATTGGTATGCTGCTTGTGGATATTTCGGAAGGGACGGAAATCGAAATCCACCCAAATATTGTCGTGCGGTTCAATGGCGTGAATGTAAGGCTGAGCCTCAACTAAACTTTTGATGGAATCAATCCGCGCTTTCGACATCGGCTCCCGGGCATAGCCATGAGAACTTAAGCGCAGAATCCCGCCGCCCTTTTCCTTGATAGAACGCATGGCGTAAATCAAATCGCCGACATCGCCAGCATGCGCAAAAGTCAAAGCTTCCTCTTGCTCGAAACCGTACTTCTTTTGGAGATGAAGACGTAGAGAAGAGTCTTTGATTCCGTGGAAAACGACTGCCTTGGACATATCTTCCAAGGGGCGACGTTTGATCTCCAAATCGAAATGCTTGGGACAAACGACGCTATTATGATTAGGCGTCGGGTATCCCTTTCCATCAAAATGTTGATCTCCCCTGAATCCTCTCGCCTGATTACAATTGAAAATCAAGTCTGTAAAGTAGGTGCTTTCATTCGTCTCCGTTCGCATCAGCACATCCCACGGCCTACCGGGTTGCTCTTCCTCCATTTTCTTAAATAGCTTTACCCGCGAATAAGCATCCTGAGGATAGATGCCTGTTCCAATCATGTGCACGCCATTGGCCGATTTGCCCTCAATGTTCGGCGCAGATGCTCCGTAAAACGGACGCTGTTGCTTTTCATAATCCTCGCAAATACGATCCCACCACTCCGGAACTAATGGCAGGTTATCCGGCTCGAAATAGTAAAAGGCATCTACATCTTTGCGTGTTTCCTCAACGAATTTGGCCAGATTGATGAACTGGAAGTTGCACGCCTTGGGCCATGGATTTTCATTGGGCATTAACTGCGGAGTCAGGATTTGTTTCGTGCCTTTAATCTCGTCAAACAAGCCGACGAAATTATTGCCTATGCCCGTCATGTCTACGGTAGGCGTTCCGCAGAACAAAAGCTTTTCCCCTATTCGTTTTCCTCCCGAAAGTTTTCCCATCCATTTCCCCAATCTCTCTACCTGGCCTTTATCTCCACTAAAAAACGGTATGACCAACAGGATGCTTTTTGACATGGTTGAAACAATGCACCAATCGGTTTAGCTTGCCAACAAAAAGACATTCGCGCATAAAGCCTTTCATGCAAACCGAACTCACCCTCAACAAGGCTTACCTCTTTGGTCAAGCCGTCCACGGTCTCAACCAAATTCCGCTCCGTCTTTCTGCGGGAGTCATTAAAAAGCTCGCGATTAACATGAATCGCATCAATGATTCTTTCCCTGATGTGCCCGCCGCCGAGGGTGAAATCTTTGCCCGTCACGGCCAGCCCAAAGAAACCGATGAAGGCTACAAGGCCTTCCTAACGGAGAAAATATCTTACCACAAGACGACCACGATTAAGGCCGATCTTGAAACGATCAAGTACGAGGAACTCAACATTGGCGAGAGCGACCGCCAGAACCATATTCCTCCGGAAGCTGTCGCCGCTTTGTCGATTATGATCGAAGGATTTGGCGAGGCTCAGTAAGCTATTGCCATGGGAACGCTCTTGCTCTCTGCGTTATATTGGGGTGGCGATCTCATCGAAATGGAGCGTGCCGTAGACTTGGCATCCGATCTCTTGGATAAAAAAACCGACAAGGCTCATCTTCTATTTGTGGGACGCCATGACGCCGAGCCTCCTTCCATTGAGCTAATTGAGCATACCAAGGAAAAGTTCGCCAGTGTCGAGCATTGGCGTTGTACGCGCTCAGGCACGGGCTATCCTTCAGGATGCAACGATCTGGCCTATGGCCTGTTTCAGTACATTGGAGAGCAACGTCGATTCAATAATCGCTATCGTGATGTTGATGCCGTTCTCATTTACGAATCTGATTGCGTGATTACCCGCAAGGGATGGATTGAAGAATTATTGAGTGAGTGGGAGCGGGAGAAGGCCAAAAAAAGAACCATTGTTGGCTCGATTCAACCTAAGGGACGCTGGGGCAAGGATGTCGATTACCACGTCAATGCCGTTGCCATGTATCACCCCGATATCCTGCATGTGCTTCCTGGGCTCGCGGGAGGCCCTCCCGATGTCGGATGGGACTACCATCACCGCCATGCGATGCTTACTCAGGTTGGAGATACCAAACTGATTAAATTAGACTTCCAAAAAAAGCACATCACGCCCGAGGAACTTTTCGATCAAAACAAAGAGGTGCTTATCTACCACGGAGTCAAAGGAGATTCGGCTATTCGTGCTGTTAGGGAAAGGTATCAGCTCAAATGAATGATCGCACCTTAGTGTCGGTTCACGGTTACGCCGGGGATAGGCATCAGGTCGAGATGCTGAATATCTGCTATCAGCATCATGGATGCCCCGTTGTTATCGTATCCCCTACCGATTCCAAGATTGAAGGCATCCCCAATGCTTCATCTGTTTTTGCCGGTCTACGCGGTTATATCGGCCAAATCACGTGGGATCGTCAGGTAGAACAAATGGAGCGATTGCTTGAATTTGACGCGGACTGGTTTCTGATGAATGACGCGGACTCTTTCTGCTTTACCCCCGAGTTACCTAAGTACCTCTTTTCCGACGACAACGTAATTTACAGCAATCAAGTTAATGACTTTCGTATTCCCGGAGGAACATGGACAGACAAAAATGGATCGATTACTTGGAGCAAAGATTACCATAAAGGATTCCCCTTAATCGCAATGCAGCCTCCCTACTTCTGCCATCGCAACGCGCTCGCTAAAATGGTGACGGCGGGAAGGGGATTGATAGCCGATCCTGTGACTCCTTTTATTGACTGGGCGTTTGTGGAATATGCCGTGCGCGGCTGCGTAAAACATCTTCCTTTTCTCACTGGCGTCTCCTGCGAAACCGAAACCGAAATGGGATTGCGGCTTGTAGCTAGCAAGGTACGCGAAGGCGCAACCTTCATACATGCTGTTAAGAGACCGGAAGCATTCCGCGTCCTCTGCGAAGCTTATTGGAGCACGCTGAAATGAAAAAGATTCTCATCACCGGTCATCGGGGCTTGCTTGGAAACGCGTGCGTTCGGCATTTCAAATCTAGGTATCAGGTGGTTACTTCCGAAAGAACCGACCTGACGCAAGCCTGCGCGGTCTACCGCATGATTAACGTCGCTCGCCCTGACATCATCATACATTGCGCGGCCAAGGTTGGTGGCGTGAAAGCCAATCGGGATTATCCGGTAGAGTTCATGCTGCAAAATTTGCGCATGCAAAGCAACGTCATGGAATCAGCTCATGATTGCGGCGTGCAGACTTTAGTTCACGTTGCTACCTCTTGCATGTTTCCTAAGGATGCAGCTATGCCAGTTGAGGAAACCAGCTTGTTTACCGGTAAATTCGAGGATTCAGTCGAGGCCTATGCGCTGGCCAAGATTTGCGGTTGGCGATTAGCCAAAGCTTTTTACGAGCAATACGGGCGACGTTACCTGACGGTTGCTCCTTCCAATATCTATGGGCCAGGAGATTCTTATTCCGACCAAGCCCATGTCATTCCCTCCCTAATTCGTCGCTTCAATCAAGCCTCGCATGATCGCAAACCCCTAGAGGTCTGGGGCGACGGAACCGCTATCCGGGAATTCATTTATTCTGACGATGTTGCATCGGCTATTGAGGCTGTCATTGAAAAATGGGATTCTCCGGAAGTGATCAATATCGGCACAGGAAAAGGAACCTCCATCGCCGAGCTTGTCTCGCTTATCTCGCTGACCTCTCCCTATCGAGATTATCCGGAAATCATTTGGAATACGGATCAACCGACAGGCATCCCCCGCAAGACTTTCTCCATACGTAAGATTACCTCTCTCGGCTGGAACCCTTCTACGGATTTGGAACAGGGGCTACGCGCCACATGGAAAGACTTTTTGACCAATAAACCACGAGGACTTTAACGATGTACGAAACTTGCAAAACCATTTTACGCCGGAAGAAAGAACGGCGATGCACCCGATGCAATCATAAGCTGCCCAAGAAAAATAAATCGAAATGGGTATGCGATCCTTGCCGCGAAAAGTATAATGACGCACAGAGGGAACGTAGATACTCCCATTCTCGACCGGCTTCTATTTTCGATGGATTTTAGGCGAGAAGGATAGGATCGCTCGCTGTATAAGTTGCATCCAAGCTAGAAGCTTCCATAACGGCCTCTCTCCACTCTTGGTTCCATCCAAGAGGCCCGGCAAAGTATCCCTGCTTGCGCATGTTGTCGATAATCATCACGGAAGCATCCTCTTCATCGGGGGAACGGCCCAGAATCTTTCGTGCATCAAGCTTGCTGGCCAAAAGGCTTCTTCCATTCTTGACCGTGTAAATACGGCAACCAAAGCCCCTCGCCATCTGATTGGTGACACCGCGAACTTGATTGTTCATGACGAAAGTCCGCATCCCAAAATAAAGTTCCGTGACGCTATTCCAGTAGGCATCGCAGCATCGTTGAGCGTCAATGGATGAGACGGGTAATTCAGATGCACCGCCGCCAAACTCCACCCCATGGACTTCCATTGACCATTGCTGCTTGATAATGGCCATGACTCCACGGCCAACGCCGGTTTGATCGCCTGAGAAGTTGCGAGGCTTCACGCCACGGCTCTTGCAGTATTGGATAGCTTGCTCTGCAATTTGGAAATCCATCGGTTGCGTCTTGCTGGCCACGGTCTTGATTTCAATCTTGTCCTCAAAGACAATCCCCATCCTGGCCGATTCTCCTTCGGGTAGGATAAAGGTTCCCACCTTGGCAAATTTGAGTACGCAACCATCCCCGCCGAAAGCCGGATCAAGGGCAGCATACCATTCCCATCCAAAACCAAGTTCCTGAGTTTTAAGCGCATTGAACTTGATCAAAAGCGATTCGGAAACTACAGCGTTATAAGAATCGTCAGGAGGAGGAAATCCACGCACCATTTGCCAATAATGGATGGAATCTTCCCCATGTTTGGCGATAATCTTATCAATCGATTCCTGAGATTGATTCCATGGCGCTGAGCCAGGATCGAGCACGTTGGGAGACTTCAATCCATCGAAATGGATACAGACGCCCGTTGCGGTCTCCCATTCATCCATGTCAACATTGACGCTCTCGGGGTTTCCGGACTTGGGCATCATCACCTTGCCCATGGTATTCATCCATGAGCAGCCATTGCCTGTGCCGACAAACTTAAACTCTTCCGTACCGGATTGAAGATTCGCGCACGAATCGATGACCTCTTCCGTCATGTCCTGCAATTCGTCAGCAAGGACTAGAACATATTTCGCGTGCCAGCCTTTGAGTTTCGTAACGGCATCGTTGGTGTATTTCTGTGAACCCGGAACGATGGCAATAGCGTGCTGACTGTCACCCTTGGTTGCCTGAATTTCAGTAGAAGAGTCCAGAAGATGTCCGGGAAGCGTATAGCCAAGCTTGTCCTCTGCGGTTTTCTGAGCCGCCATGTAAAGGGTCTTTAAATGAGCCCAGATACGCTTGCGCGACATCAGAACGCTGGTAGAGGTCACAGCTACAGCAAAGTCACCCTTGGGCGCACTCCACATCCATACAAGCGCAAAGCGGGCAATCTCCCATGATTTACCTGCCGAAGCGGGGCCAGAGAAAATGACTTCACCCGAGCGGCAAAGCCCTTCCTGTAGCCGATGCGTCCAGTCTGAATAGGTTGTATCGGGCCAAAGTATCTTGCAGATTTCCTGATAGTGTCCCAACCGCCCTAAGCCTCCCTCTTCCTCGGGTAGGCGATGGCGAAAGCACCAAAGCTCTACCTGAAGATCGTCCCATTCCGTTGGCCAGATTCGATCATACCTATCAATTGGTTTTCGGGGCATTGGCTCGCATTTGTTGGAATCTCTGAATAAGCAGCTTTCGACGGGCAACCGCAGCATCAAAGACTTGTTTATCGTGATCGTTCAGAGACTCATAAAACTTCATGTCATCGGCGCGGCTATCAGTAAAGGGGCGATTGATCGATTCCACAAGGCCCTTGCTCACCTTGGCAGAATTACCCTTGGCATCCACGAGCATCGCTTCATACAGCTTATTGGCCTGATCGTAGTCTGCGTCTTCCAAGGCGTACTTAAGGGGTGTATATGCGCTTGTAGGATAAACTCCCCGATCAACTTTGTAACCGGGTTGTGTTTCCTCCCACTTTTTAGCCAAGGGAAAGATTTGTTGAGCGGGAGCAAAGCGAGCGACTTTGATACCCAAAGCTCCCATGAATTGCTCTAAGGGTGAGACAGGAGAATTGACTCCCGTTGCCGAAAGCCCTCGAGTCACAGATTGCAAGGGAATGGGGACTGTCTGCGCCAGCATGTCACGGAAGATGTCTGCGCTTTCTACCTTCTCCCCGCGATAGTTCACCCCGCTTGCTCCCTCAAGAAAGATGCGTCCCACGGGATTAAGACGGCCCGTTGCGAAGGTTCGCGTATTAGAAAGCATCTCCTGAAAGTCAGAAATATAGGATCGCATCATATAGGAGCGATCTTTGTTCACGATGCGGAAAGCGTTCTCGGGTTCCCAATGCGGATCGTTTTTAGGATCAAGCGCAGCATTGGCAATGCGTGCCAAAACGTACATCGCACCGCCTAGAATGGCAAACGACCGGAATTGCTCACGATTAGCTTTGCTGCCCGTGAAGCCTGAGATAGCAGAGATTGCATGCCGTCCGCGAGCCTCAAAGAAGTCCGGTGCAAGGGCCATCATCCCAAACAAATGTTGGAAGGTAGGATTGCGATGGATGTCCGCATAGTTCAAGTGGCCGTAGGCGTTATTCGTGTCATAAGCCGAACGATACTTCACATCGTCAACGGTCAATTTTCCGTCCTGAATTTCCTTGGCAAACCTCGCCATGTTACGGGCAAGAATGTTTTCGTAAGTCTTGGCCTTAAGTCGGGGAATGAAGTTTTTGAATGTCCATTCCGTGGAGTCTTTCGCCAAGGAGGCAAGATACTTGCCTCCCGCATCTTTTAGACCGGGCAGCTTTTCCAAAGCCTCCACAAGCAGGGAATTGTTTGCGCTGAATCCTTCCATGAAATTACGCATGCTCGTTTCCGTTCCGTAGAACTGAACTCCATGCGCGGCCATGTCGTAATACTGAGGATCATTCAAATCGGGGGGATGGGCGAACATATCCTTGAGCGGATTGACGCCATAGCCCACCGCGCCCGTTGCTTCCTGCTGGATATGGAAGACGGGGAAGCCGCCAAGTAGCGTTCCCTTAATCCATTTCCGGGCATCATCCAAAACGGTTTCTGTAGCCTTGCGAGCGATATTCGCAACGGTATTCGTGTCACGCTTTTTCATCCAATTCTTGAACGCCGATTGCTCAAAGATATGCTTAAATTGCGTATGGGCATCCGGGTGGATTTGCATGTCCCCCTTGGCGTAGATCGTTTTTCCGTCAATAACACCATTGTAATACCAGTTCGTAAAGGCGGGTAAATCCAAGCTGTCGTAGTCCTGATGCTCGCCCCATTTGAAAGGTTTCAGGATCAACCGTGCTTTGCCCTTGGGATTCTCGACATCAATCCATTTGCCTTGCTGATTAGGCGAGACGATGGGCCTTCCGTCTGGCATCTGGCCCTTGCTCAAATTGTCTACGAACTTCCGGGCATTGAGGATGCCTAAGGCTTCATTCATGTAGTGACCAAGAATGACACTGGAATCGGTCGTTTCCGGTTCGAGTCCCATGCGCCAACCATCAAAGAAAGTTGCCACAGAACGGTTGCCAGCGTACTTAAACGATTGCTTGAGTGGACGGCTGGTAAAATTGCGAATCGTGTCCCCTGTCGAATCCTGCTTCCAAAGATGGGTGATGTAATTCTGAACCTCGCCAACGGGGATACCGTACTTAATCAAGGCATCTCGTGTGAGGGCAAAGTTCTTGCTAATTCGATTGGCCCATGAAATCTCATGCGGAGTCAGGGTTTTAGCCGCCTCAAGTTGTCGGATATATTCTTCGTTCGCATCGTTCTTCGGCGCGGCCTCCACTTGCTTTTGCCAAGTGTCCAAAGTTTTGATGTCGCCACCCGCTTCAACGTAATGGGAGATGCCGCTGCGCCGGGTAGCGTTTGGGATATCCTTCTGGAATGTCTTGACTGCCTTTTCAATGGTCTGAGTCTTGACCTGCTCATCGGCATTAAGGGTGTTAACCGACCGCTGCAAGTCACCGTATTTGCGCATACCAAAAAGCTGATCTTTGAGTTTACTACCTGTTTCTTTGAGAGCATCTTTGACGCTTGGTTTGCTGGCAAACAACGGTTGCCCATTCTCCTGCACGCTCTTTCGCATGGCATCATTGATGGGGAGTTTCCAGATTTTTGTTTTGTTGCGAACATCGGTTTTAACGGATTCGCCGGTCTCAATGTTGCGTCCCTCCCACTGATTGACGCCTTCTTTCTGAATGGGAACTTCTGCGATCTCCGGCTTCACTCCCCACTTCTTCGCATACTTCTCCACGTACTGAGGCATGATCTTGTCGTAGAAACCTTTCATGCCTTCGCCGCCGACTTTAAGATCAGTCCCAGTATAGTTGCCAACTCGATCAGGTTGGTCAAAAATCTTTTGAGCCAAGTCCTTTCCAACATAATCAGGCAGTTTGTCCTTGGGAACCGAGCGCTCCAAAGACTCCATTGTTGAATGAGGCGTTTTTTGAACAGCAAGCTCGTATGTGCCGTCAGGATTTTTCAACGCCTGAACTAGGTGTACCTGCTTGCTCAAATCAAACCTGTTGCCCTGAGTCTCGCCAGTAGTCCAACCGATCCAATCTTTGCCCGAGGCAACGGCATCGTTTAGTGCCTTGCGGAAAAGGAACTCGTGCCACGTCTTGCGGAACGGGGCATCTGGAACACCGGGGTCAGCATAATCGGGTATGGGTTCTCCGGTTGTTTCTAATTTACGATCTCCTTTATATCCAAGCTCTCGCCCTCTTTGATGACGATCCGATTGCAACTCCTCAATCAATGTCCCTGGATTGCCTTCGCTGTCCACTCGATCATTCAAACGCATATGCGCCAAGTAATTCGGGACTTCGGGGAAGTGGGAGGAGACATAATTTTCCACGGCCATCTGTCCCTTTGACTTGGCCATCTTCTGCGCAGCATTGCGAGCTTCTTCCAATGTATCAAATGTCTTGGGCTCGCCAATATCCACCGCATCTGGAGTGAGAGTCTGCAATTCAGTTTCTCCACCCTTACCATCGTGAAAAAGCACAACAACATTTCCAGAGGGAAGCTTTGCTTGCTCCATGCTATCTTGAACCTTCTCCCATTTAAGTGGGCCAACGGGAGATTCTTTTTTCTCGGGCAACGAAAACACCTGTTCGCGATAATTCGTTCCGCCAGGGAGTTGATATTGCTCGTACTTTCCCAGATTCAAAACTGGCTTTTCAGTTTCAAATTCATCAGGATCAGCTAAGAAATTCTCTTCAATCTTCACCCTTCCCTCATCCTCCAAGAACCTCTGCAAATCTGTCTTAGTAGCCGTGGGATGCTCTTTCAGATAATCATCCACGCCTGACCATTTCAATTCATCATCTTTGACCGAATTGCCCTTGAGCAATCCACGAATCTGTTCGGCTGATGCCTTGTTCGGCATCTTCTCGTCAACGGTCTTTTCGAGTTGGGAGAAGAAACCTTCGCGAACGGGGGCGGCAAAAGTCAAATTACCGCGTTCCTTTGCAGGTTCAGCAGATTCTCCTGCATCCTTCAGGACGGCCTCAATATTCTTAAGGTACTGCCTTAATTCAGGATGCTCGCCATACGCGCCTAGATGGGCCTTCACACGCTCGTACAGGGCTTTCAGGTATCGGACAAGCGGTGCGGACTTAGCCTTATCGCTAAAGACATCCTCAGTTGTTTCGCCAAGTGCCTTGCGCTGGATAATCTGGCGAGCGTGTTCCTCGACAAAAGCTTTCTTGCGGGCAGCAATATCTTCGGGCGATGTTCCCTTGCTAGCATCTATCGAATCGTTCCCATACTTGGCAATCGTCTTTTGGCGTTCCTCTTCTGGAATAGAATCGTGCAAAGCCTCTAAGTCGTGCTGATCGCGAATTTTGTGCTGCGCATTATGGATGACTTCCTCGCCTGATTTTTGCTGTACCAAACGACGTATAAATTCATCACCATTCTTGTTGGATTTGAAGCCTTCATCGGACTGTTTCAGGACATCGCCCAGAACCTCGGGGTTAACAAAAATCTCGCCCGGTTGCGAAGGATCGGCCCAAGCGGGATTCTCGTGCTCTGTCGAAAAGACTATCTTAGCTGTTTTGGGAAGAGCATTGCCAACGGCAGACACAATGCGCTGACGCAAGGTCGATTGCTCGGGTGTATCTTCGGCAACTGGAACCGTATTATCTATGGGAGGGGCAACCTCAGCTTGGGGTTGTTCTGCAACAGCAGCAGAGCTTTCACCTTCCGGCACAGCCCCGGACTCGGCAACAGGCTGAGATTCCACGGCTTGACCTTCGGGAGTTCCGGTATCGGAAGCGGGTTGCTCAACACTGGCGGATTGTGTTTCCGGTTCTTGCGGTGCTTCATTGGTTGCCTCAGTTACGGGTTTCTCGGGGTCGGTGGAAAGTTCCTTCTCCAAATCGGAATTGAGATCGTCAACAGGGTTAGCTCCCGGTGCGGGTTTTTCTCCTGAAACGATATCCTTGGCATCTTGGATGTCTCCAATAGTGGGAGGTTCAGCAGTCGCCGCTGTTTTTTTCAACAAGTCAGCATAGTCCTGTTTGGCACGATCAACGTTGGCTTGGGCATCGGCAATGGCTTTTTCATCGCCCGCTTTTGTCGCAAGATCAAGATTGGCTTGGGCCTGAACTTGAGCGTTGCCCGCTTCTTTGATTCGAGTCGCATTACCCGCAAAAGCCTTCATCACTGTAGGCAAATGCACGATGGAAAAGAATGCCTGACCTAAAGCGGCGTCGGTTGCGCCTTGGGTAAGTTCGCGAGTGGGATCGTAAATCTCTTTGTCGGCGGCATTCTCGGCAACCTGTCCAACGGCTCCAAGTCCTCCTAGGCCAGCGGTATCGGCAGCAACATACCTCAAAGCTTCTCCAACTGTAGGGCGATAGGTTCCAGAGGCAAAGCGAGCGGCATTCTCACCAAAGGCAAGCTTACCGGCTATTTGAGAAACGCCGTCGAACGCTAAGAATTCTCCCGTTGTCACGGCAGCGGCCACGCCAGCTGATTGTAAAGCTTGAATTGGAGTAGCCCCTTCATTCAAAGCATTATGATAGGTTTCCTGACTGGCATCAGCGGCGGCAAAACCTGCCATCCCTCGAAGTCCAAACTTGCCCAAAGTTCCCGCACCGCCACCAAGCACCATGGAACCGACATTGCCGACCATCTCAGGAACGGTATTGGTCACAAAGCCGCCAACCCCCGAGGGAGTTTCTGCGGTGACATTGCGCTGCATCTGCTGAACCTTGGCCAAGCCCTTATCCAAGGCTGTAGAGCCCGGTTGCGTACCAGTAAGGCTATCCCAAACTGACGATGCCAGTACCCCGGGAACGGTAAAAAGATGGCTCAAACCTGCTGCAAGACCTTCGCCGGGGGCATGCTGTTGCTTGAGCAATACAGGCAATTCTGGATTATAGGCCAGATTTTGATCCGTTCCCCCAACTTGCGGAACTGGTTGACCATACATTTCAGACTGCTGCCCTAGCGTGACAGGTTTGCCGTTAGGGCCAAGCGGAACCCCCATGCCAAAACTTTTCTGCGCCTGTTCCTGAACGTAGGCGTTAAATTGCTGTTGATTCTTTGCAGCCTGAACCGAAGTCTCTCCCTCAATCGTCGGCTTATTGTTCGCATCAAGATACCCTTGCGTATCCTTCACCCAATTGCGAAAAACGAGTTGGCCAGCTTCCGGAGATAGGTTCCGATAAGCCTCCGTTTTTTGGATGTCATCCCACTTGGGAGGGGCTGAGCTATCAATAGGAACGGATGCGGGCGCACCTTGGTTCAAAGCTGAATTAGGCTCGTATTTCTTAAAATAATTTTGTTCATCTTCATCTGAATGAAACTTTTTATTCGTCGGGCCCTCGGTAAAAGAGTCTCCTTCTCCCCATTTACCTCCTTGATAAACTCCTCCATTACCATCAGGGCGTCCATTCCAAATGGACTGATCTGAAAAAGTTGGGTGATTGGGTTTTTTAAATGTATCTGGAAAATGTCCTCGTTCTGGATCGGGCTTAACTCCCGCCAAAAATGCTCCTTGTAAATCATAATCTGATCCATCGTCATTAGGCGCATACTTGGCCTTCCATGCTTGATATTCCTGAGCCTTATCTTCGGGAAGAGGCGTATTAAATGCCTCAGATTCGCCACTAGTTTGAACTGGATCGGCCATGACGGAAGCCTACTGACTTGGCGCAGTAGGAGCAAGAAGGCTGTTAATGTAGTTCGTGGCCTTGGCCTGTGGAGTGATCGGAATAGAAACGTTGCCAACCGATAGAGTGCCGTTGCCTCCATTCGACACAGCAGCATTATAATCCTGCAAAGCGCGGGCCTCCAAAGCTGCGCCCTCTTCCTGCTTAATCTGGCCAGAAACAACCTTAGCGCGAATATTATTGCGAGCATCATTTAGGATGCGGGCGGCATTTGTGTTCACGTTATTCTGAGTGCTCGTATCGGCACGGATACCAGCAATCTTTTCCATGGATTGAGCCCGGGTAGATTCGGCAAGAACACTCGGGCTTGCCTCAGCGGCAGCTTTAGCCAACTCAGTTTTTCTCGCCAAAATAGCGGCATTGGTTGCCTGATAGTCAGGTTGTCCGTTGGGATCGCGAACCGGTTGCAAGCCCAAAGAATTGGCCTCGAGCAAGGTCGTCGTGTTTTGATTCTGTTGAGCAAGAAAGCGTTGACCTCCAATCGTTGCTAGTCCATCACCTTGAATCTTGTGGAATTGCTCCACACCTTGGGGAGTCTGAAAGCCCGTTGGCGTCAAAGCGGATATTCCCTGAAAATCTCCCGCTGCCGCTAACTTGCTGACTTGATCCTGGACATCCAAGAGTTTGGCCTGATCGTCAGTTTGATTGGTATTGGCACGAGTCGCCATCAAAAGCTGTTGCTGGCCCAAAGCTAGTTGATTAGAGCGCATATCGGCTTGCGAGTTCCATGCCGCTTGCTGGAACTGCTGAGCCTGATCCGCTAAATCAATGCGCTTACTTTCCAGACCTAGTGCCATTCGCGCTGTAGCCGTCCTCTGCGCCTCTTGCGCAATCTGATCGCGGCGGTAGGCATCCTGTTGGCCTAAGGCTTGTCCTGCCTGAAATGGACGCACCAAATCAAGTTCGCCGGGGCCTGCCTGTAGCCATTCCGGAGCAGCCATTAGATCATCCCCATTAATGCGCCGAGCCCCGCGCCGCCACCGCCGCCCGAACCGCCGGAATAACTACCGCCAACAGGGCCAGACGCACCGTTTGATTGCGTGGAAAAAGCTTGGCCCAAGGAAGGATCGCCCAGATAACTGCCAGCAAGAGAGGCCACCATGCTAAGGCCCGTGCGGAAGGCGTTGCCGAGTGGGCTGTTATTCCGGTTGTAGTTATCCGCTGTCGATTTTGCGATGGCGTTCTGACCTTGGATGCCAGCGTTAAACTCTCCTGCCTGTAAAAATTGGCCGGGATTCAAGAGGAAATCCGTGGGATTAAAGCGTTGCTGATTACGACCTGAGATTGCCTCGGCTTCCTGACTTGCTCCAGTGGAAAGTTGATTGCCAAATCCCACAAGTTGCAAGGCATTATTGCCCATGTATTGGTTTACCCCAGACATTCCATTGGAAGAAAATGCGCCAACTCCACGGCCCACTGCGCTTTCCGCACCTTGCCGCGCTCCATCATTCAAATACTGTTGAGCCCATGCAGGGAGAGCGGAACTATCGCCGTTCAAAAGGCCGTTGCCCAAAGTTTGACGAGCATTAAGCCCCGTCAATGCGCCAGAATCAACACGATTAATTCCAGCGATATCATTCGAGAGATTATTATTTGAGACGCTCGTGGACATCGTGTTTGCGATGTTCGTAGCCTTGCCGAAATCCTGGCCAAGGAATTGTTTGGAAATATCGCTCGTGTTGAGCGTGGGCAGTACGGGGGCTGTTTGCGAACCGCCGCCAAATATGCTCGCCATTAAATCCATAGACTAGATATAGTTGCTCGGGCCGATTTGACAAGCATCGTTTGCATTGAACCGGGGCGTCTGGATCGTGCCGCCGCCCGACCACTTCTCGAGCTGAGCATTCATCACCTGCAATGCTTTCGCCATCAATTCTGCTGCCTGTTGATCGTTGTTATTTTCTCCAGCGTAAATGGATTTGGCTGCCCATTTGATTCCAGAAATTGAAGTCAGGCACAAATAATCGCGAGGCTTGATCGCGGGAATGTACCGTTGAGAAGCAATCACCTCGACGCTAGCGCAACGAGGAACTGCTGCCGTATTGCACCATCCTGGAATCAGGGTGCGCCGGTAACTTGGATTTGTTTCCCCGGGCTCATATACAGCAAGAAGCCTTTCAAGATTTGTCACCGTATCGAGTTCCGCAATCCGAACGGTTCCATTGGTTACGGGCTTCTGCACGCCAACCCATGAAGTAACGGCGTTGATCGTGGTTTGCGGCGTCGTGGAATTGATGGCCACAAATTCACCGTCTACCCATCCCTCTGCGCTGTCATTCGTGCGGACGTAGTTACCTTGGCCATCGTAAAATTGCAGGAGGATTCGCGCATTGGCCGCTTCCTGAGCCGTTCCGTAGACCTTCAATTTCTTGGGATTGCCAAGCCCGCAAACATCGGCAAAAGAAATGGCTTCGCGCTCATCAATGCCATTGCCACGAGAATAGGGAGCGTAACCGTTGCCCCAACCTCCTGAGACGCTTCCCCAATTACCGCCATCGCACCAACCGCCATAATCAAGGAACTGATACCACTGATTGTTGAGCGTGGCCGGAACGCCATTGACGCGCATGGCTTCGATAGTTTCAATTTCGCGGGGCCATGTGATAAATCCTTGGTTGGCGCAGATACGATATTTGATCGTCGTCCCAACCCAACGCCCCATGTTAAGAAGCTCTTCCTGCGCGGCATTAATGTAGTAGACCACCTTAGGCCCACTCTGATTCAAATTCAAAGTCTGAGCCACCGGCCCGGTCACATCTGCTAAAGTAAGTCGTGCGCTCATGGCCAGTAAATAATTTTGTAAAGGGCCATGTACGGGGAAAGCGTGTTATGCGCTTGGCCGCTTCCGGTTGATCCCGTGCTTAACGTGTTAGTCACATTACCGGGGCCGCCGCTTTGCCGCGCAGCAGGAGCCCCTACCAGAGTAGTGGTATTGATATCGTGCGTATGAGCGGGCAACTCTCCAATCGTAAGCTGATGCGTTTCCTCACCGCCTGTCTGCCCCTGGGTAAAGACCGTGCCTGTAACCGGGCTCGTGCCCGTTCCAAGTGTCATCCGTCCTTGCAGATTAGGCGTCGTCAATGGGCCATTATAAACGCCCGTAATGGCCGCACCGTTGCACAGATACCACGGGGCCAAGATAGAACCAATGGAACCAAAGAAATCCACCACCGTTCCCGGAAGGGTTGGAAAGAAAGTAGGACTGACCGCCGTCCACGATCCATTGGCAAAGGTGTACAAACCCAAAATCTGATTATTGCCGTCCACCTTCACCCAAAGCTGATCGCGCTCATCCGGCCCGGGCGCAGTGGTTTGCATCAGAAACCCGGAAAAGCCACCCGGAAAAGATGCCTGAGTCTTGGCCGTATAATCATTATAGCGGGCTTGCTCGCTTGCATAACAGGGAGCGGGGCCGAGCGATCCGGGAGTTAGGGTTATTTGGATTGACATCTGAATTACAAGTTAAATTTTTAAGCTGAAAAGTCGAGTCGTAATAAGCATTCTTTTATAGCGTCAAGTTCACTGCAACTGTTCCTGATGTGGAAACCACCGTAAAGGCGTTGTCGGCATTCCATCCCATGAAAATAAATCCGCCGATGCCGTAGCTTTTATTTCCAAGATTAATGGTGCTCGAAAAAGTTCCTGCGAATGGCGAGTTAGTCATATCTGACCAATTGGCAGAGCCGCCGCCATTGGGCGAAGAGGCTCCGATATGCCAGCCCGCATGAGGAGCCGAGACATTCCCGGAATTGGTAATTACATGACCACAGGTACATGCCGCGCCAAAGGTGGCGCGAATACCATCGTTCAATGGGGGATCATCCCACGTTCCCGCTCCAAGATTGGTATTCATGTTCAGGCTCGTAAAGGCATTGTATGTCGTCGCGCCAGTCAAATCCGGCGCAAAAGGTGTTCCTCCATCGATGGAGATAATGAAAGAACTCAGGCCATTTTTGAATCCTCCTGACCCTGGATGCGTAAACGAAACAGAGATTGCTGCTGCGACGATAATGGTCAAAGTTCCATCCCCAGTCCCACAGGTATTGGTGGCCGAAATGGGAATTGAGTAGGTCGTTAAAGTGGCTGGAACATTTCCAGAAATAATGCCCGTGGTCGTGTTCAGGGACAACCAGGCAGGTAATCCGGTTGCGCCGTAAGAAGTGGGCGTGTTGGTTGCCTGAATCTGGTAATTGACCGATCCGCTAGGCGCAACCTTTAACGTCTCACTCGCCACCACAGGCACGAGACTAGAACATTTTCCAACCTGCAAGGCGGCAAGATAATTGGTAGCCTGTGCATCTGCATCAGCTTGCGATATCAAACTAGAAAACTTTCCTGATGGACAATAAAGAATCGGCCCGTCAAAGCAAGGAGGACATGACAATTGCTGCGGAGCATTTAGCCATATCATGGGGCACGGAAAAAATGGCGTTTCTGCCACTCCAAAGACGGGAGGTAAACATCCCGTTACCACGACCGGCCCATATCCGCCGCTCATGGCTTCCTCCCTGTCGTGCGTTCCGGTTGCAGATAGGCAAAGGTGCGCAGTCCCTTAATCCGGCAGCGTCCCTGCCATTGGATGCGAAAGCGAAAGTCATAGCCACAGGTCAAGGGATAATCAGTTTCGGGACTGTCATTTTCCGATGGTTCCGTTGGCGATGCCGCGAAAGTTTCCTCCGGTTGCTGCAATCTCACGCGGGAGCGGTATTGAGGAGGGGAAGTCACTGGTACTTGGCAAAAGGTAAAAGCATCTCGCGGAATCATCTCTCCACAAGGTTTGCCGTCAGATTCATTAAAGGTCTGCCAATTGATCCAGAAAGGATATTGATCGGGGGAAAACTTCACGTCGAAATCCACGCTGCCTTGCAATTGATCAATCCAAAGATCGGCTCCAATCAGTTGCTTGAGCGCGGTCAGGTTTTGAAAATTGTACGAGCCGGTTTCAATCCATGAAAGAATGGGGCACGATCCATTATCGAAGGAAGAACTATAATCCTGGCTCAGGGAAGGCAAGAGTTCCCAAAGTTGATTGCCGTTCTCTTCATCCCAAACCGTCATGAAGCATCGTTCCGTTGGCCCAAAATAAGTCTTGGTAATTTGCGTGATGTTGATGCCTGACCAAATGCCATCGTAAGACGGTTGTGGGTCTTGAGAATAAAGTGAGCCTGAATAGCGATTGAGCGTCGAGAGAAGATCAAAGTCCAAGACCGTTAGTCCCTGAAAATACCAACCCGTGGTATTCTGTCTTTTCTGGGGAGAGCAGGTCATTAGGAGTCGATTATCAAACCAAACGCCGCTGACGTATTTGAGTAAGTCCCGCGTATCGAAATTGAGGATGTTACTGACCTCGCGACTTTGAGGGGTATTGCCCCATGTCGAAAATTGACGACGCGCCACGACAAAGGAACGAATGCCGTCTTGCGCCCGATACCACGTATCATTGTTCACGTTGACTGTGGACTCCTGGCCGGTAGCCGCGCCGCCGATAAGGCCATCCTGCTGGAAATTCGGGGTTGTCGTCCAGTCATTGCGGGAAACAGTGATGTTGACCGTGGAAATCAATCCGCTGGCAGTATGCAATTGGAGCGGGCCTTGGCCAATACTCGTATCGATGTTGGCTCCAAAGATGAGAGCCGTAATCGGCCCTGCCGTAGTAGGAACGGCAAAGGCATCCTTCTTAAGTTTGACCTCAGTGAAAGAAATCGCGCTATTCGGTTTGGCCGCGTTGAGAATGTCTCCCGCTTCCACTTCCTGGCCTCGCACCAAGAAAAGGCGTCCATACCCGCACGCCATCGCTGTTCCTGTGGGCACTTCGCCGCCTTCGATATTCGACCGGCGCAGAACCGCGCCGTCATAAATGTAGGGAGCATCAATCCCGTCCTGAATCACCAAGAACGAATCGGATTGGCAGAACCAAGCCTTGGGCAGAAGGGCATCATTAGGATCGCCGGGAAGGGTCAAATCCACCACAGATACAATCCCCATTGAATTAGTAGACAATTGGTAGATATGGCCTGAGATGGAGACAAAGAGTTGAGGATTCGTAAAGCCTAGTGGTACATACCATCCAGCTCCCTGAAAGACACCATTGATATAGGCATTTTGGGTATCTTCGTCCTGAAAAGACAGATTGAATCGACGCCAGCCCGGGCGATTATTCAGATAGCCTGTCCGCATGGTGGCGTTCATGGCGAAGGCTACCTCTGAACGAGGAAGCAGATTGGTAGCCGAACCCCCATTCATGCCGCCTTCCAGCGATGTGAAACCATCAAAGACCCGGCCTTGGTCAAGACCGTTTTTCATGCGCTCCCGGTGATAAACCAAATCTTGTCCGTAGCGTCATAATACAAAGATAAATAGCCGTAATTGGTATTGATGACCTTGGAGGCCGAGCCTTCAATGGAATCTCCTGCCCCGGCAAAAACGGTGATGTTGTTGGTTCCTGCAAGTCCCGACTCATCCTTGATCACGATACGCCGTCCATCGGCAGGGGCTACGGCCAGCGTTTCGGAAAAGGCACTCCCCAAACTTACGCCGATAATCGAATCCAACGCTTGCATGGTATCCGGAGAAACCGTGGCGCGTCTGCGCGTCGTCGTCAGTTGAATCGCTGGATTAGCCCAGTTCATGCCCGTGGCCGCCGCCGAATTTGCTGTCAAAATCTGGCCATCGCTGCCAATGCCCATACGCACGTCATTCGAGGCGTTGCGGACGATGATATCGCCCTTGGTCGTTGTCAGCGTGACTGAGGAGTAGGGAATGGTTGGCAAGTCGGCCAAGAGCAATGCCCGGAAAGTAGGGGCTCCGGAAGCTCCATTAGGCGAAATCCAAACCCTGTTTTGCAATTGAGAAGCAAGCGTGAAGGACAATGTTCCGCTCAGGGTAACAGGTGAACCTGACACGGTAAAAATTGCCGGGGCCGATAGGCCTACGCTCGTTACTCCCCCACCTGCCGAGCCCGCCGGGCCTACTAATCCACCGGGAGTAACAGGCTGAACGGAAGCAATGACGGTTCCCGGGGCAGCATTTCCCGTGTACCCAAGGTTATTGAGAATGACATCGGTCGCATCCTGAATCGAGGACACCAAAAAATAACCCGCCGATTGCACATAGACCACCTGACCGGCTGCCATCCATGCCGTGGACAAGACCGCAACCGCAACCGTGGCCGATACGGCTGGCATTGTGAAAGCCGCATTTGTCAAAGTATAGGCATTTGCGCCCGTTCCCGGTGCGCCATTCGCGCCGGGCTCTCCCTGCGGGCCAGGAACTACGCCTTGCGGACAAGGAATCGTGGAGGGCTCGCCAAACGCCGTTCCAGCGCAGGGCAGACAGCTCCCAACCCCGTTCGGTTGAGGGAGGATATCCACTTAACCGCCTCCCATTAACCGTTGCTGCAAACTCATCGGGGGCGCGGAATCTGTCGTATCATCATCAGCCGCTTCATTGGTATCCGTGTCCGTCTTGGGCGCGCCCTCGAGCGGCTCGTTATCAATGGCCACAAGCTGACATTTGCTACCCGACTTAATCAAAAAAGTCGCCATGGCCTGAAAGGTTTCTCCTGTCTCTACTCCATCGGGAACCATGACACCAGCCGGCAATTTAAAAGTGGGACTTGCCATAAAATTTATCCTTTCACCAGAAAACCCCGCTGATTTTTAGGCCAGCGGGGTATCTTGAGTTATTACTGCTTACGTACCCGAGCAGCTGCCGTAGGTAGTAACCACGTTGCAGCAATCGGTGTTGTAAGTCACTGCGCAGCCGAGGTGGACAATGACAACACCATAGCGTTGCTGTGCCGCCCACGAGCCCACGAGGATTTCCGAGTAGAACCAACCAGCGTTCTGCAGCGGAGCCCGCGAGGTGTCGAACTTGATAAACCGCAAATCCCCCATATATCCATAGGGATTGAAGTCAATGTTACCACCCGGGTCTGCCGCCGTATCCGGATAGGACACATTGTAGACCTCATCGGTATAGAACATCGACACCCGGTAAGGGGCGCGGAAATACGCCGGATTGGCAATATCTTCCGTACCGCTATCCGCGAGGATGGTGATGGTCGCCGGGATGATGTTGTAGTTCGCATCCAACGCCAGCGCATAAGGATCGACCTGGTAAGCGACGTTGCGGAACACCTGCATCGATCCGAGACCTTCGAGCAAACGCATGTCTTTGCCCTTACCCATGTCCGCATATTGGAACGTGGAGAAGTTGCTGACATCCCTCATCATGTCCTCTGCCGTGACCGGATCAGTGACAAACTCATAGTTTTGCGCGCCGTTGATCATGGAGATGCCATTGACGCCCTCGGCATTGAGCCAGCGAGCAATCTGATTGGCCAAGTCCTGATTCATCTTTGACGTAGGCTTGATCGCCGGATTGAGCCCGAGATATTCGGGGCAATCGGTGATCGTACCCGTAACCCCCGTGGTTGGGTCAGTCGGGGTCGGATTGGCTCCGGACAGGTACAAGGCATACGCCATCGCGCCCTGCATCTTGGTCGGATCGCCCACCGTATGAGTGACCACACGGTTAAACAGATCGTTACCCGGGGTGGCATAGACCTTGGTCGTGCACAACCGGACGTATTCATTCCGCTGGAACGAAGCAATCTGCTGCCCGATCTGCATGCCGTAACCCTCAAATTCAAGTTCCAGGTCGCCGAACGGATCGAGAGACTCGTTAAAGTCCTTCGCGCTGAACGAGCGGCTCTGAGAACCCCAATTGAACGTCGTGATACCGCGAGTCAGATAACCGCGATTCAAGTTCACAATCGGAACGCACAGCGAGTTATTCGCCGGAGTGCCAATCGGTTGACCTGAGACAATGTTATCCGCTGCACTGCCAGAACCGTTGGAAGGCGTGAACACCTTCGCCGGAACCAATTCACCGCCGCGCTGACGCGAGGCTACCCGGCGCAGAGGGCTAGGCCCAAGGTGCATCGGATAAGGCGTCCGTTTGATACGCGAATACCACCAATTTTGGCGGAACGGTTGAAACTTGAGAATGTCCTGCACAAACGTGCCCGGGGGCTGCTTGGCCAGAACATCGATGAAATAATTACCACTACAAGGAATCCCGGGATTATACGGGGGTGCATCAGGAAAACCTGACGGATTAAAGGGGGCTGCCATAAAATTAAATCTCCAATAAACAAACATTGACCAAGTGTAGTTCCCAAACTCAAAGAGCTAAGGCACCTAGTTTTATTTGCCATCGGGGATTTGGCTTTTACACCCTCAGTTCAAACCGGTTTCGACCGGCTGCGCTGTTGAACTATGAACTGACTGATACCCTACTGAATCGGTAGAGTCAAACTTTATTTTTAACGAAGGAAGGTTCTGCCAAGCGGATGTTCTGCCCATTCGGCCAACAAGCGATTATGCGTTTCAATCCATTCGCCTACGTCCTTGCACCGCGCCTGTATGTCTATCCATGGCTCGCCCCGGTCAAAGTATTTCCACTTGTCCCCCTCAAACACAAAACACTCCTGCCATTTGCGGCAGTTGTCCGGGTATATTGCGCCAGTCGGTTTGTGGTAAGGAAGTCTCGCCTCAGCATATAGAGCCCTGCGCTCTTCCTCGTGCCGATTCAGTTCCTCTAGCTCTGCGGTGAAATCGCGGGAGGGGGTCATGCTTCCTCTATGACAGAAAGCACTTCGGTAAAGTAGGCCACGAACTGTAGCCCATCCTTACCAACTTCATTCGCAAATGTTACCTGACTTCCCTCCGGATAAAAATCGTCAGCCTCTACAGTAACGGTCTCAGCATTTCTTAGCTTCACCACGAATTTGCGAGCGGGTTTATTCATGCCTGAACTGTGGACTTTATCTGTGAAACAATCAAGGGTAAACACCTTGTTTCTCAAGAAGAAATTGCCGGTAACATTCGCTGGCCTCTTCCTTGGTCTTAAACTTGGCGAGATAAAGCCTCTTTCCTCCTTTGGCAGTTGTGGCATACCAATGCCCTTGATGAAACTTAGCTCCCATGCCTTCTTTGTATTCCACCCTGACGGAATGTCTTTTCTTTTTCAGTTTGACCGCCTCTTCGGGCGTCCATCCTTGGCGTAACCTACGGTGAATCGTACCAGATGAAATACCATGCCTCTTAGACCAATCATTCATAATCATTCTCTCGCCATCAATTTCAATCCAAATGTTGTTGCGCATATTCCGGCTTTGCTGATGTTGATTAGTCCATCGACAATTCTCAGGACAATATCCAAGATTATTGTCTATCCTATCTAGCGACTGACCTTCGGAGGGAAGTCCCATATCTTCGAGAAAATTAGCGTAATCATTCCATCTCTGACATACCGTTATCCCCCTGCCACCATACGCAGCCCAACGAGGATTTTTAGGATTACTGCACCGAGCTTTCATCCCAGCCCAGCGGATATAATTTCTCTTTTCTATTGAGTTCATATGTTTACTGTATAGAAAATGCAGACTATATCAACCTAATAATGATATGGTTTTACGAGACAGTGCATATAGAACAGACGGCCCTCTATCCGGGATCAGGGGTCTACCGTCCGGGGAGGGTCTAGCCCTCAGGAAAGCATTCTTTTTATTTTATTGGGCTTGGCGCGTGCTGGACTATCTCTGAAGTGATGGCACGCTCGCGAACAACCCAATCATATCGACGCGATCTTCATAACCCGTTGTCAATCGACAATCGTTAGGCACAATATTGGGTATGTAAAACCTGACACTGTTGAATATCAACTACTTATCTAAAATCTCTGGCGTATTGTCACTTGTATTAGATTTTTCAACGGTCACAACCTTCGCATCAAACACCTTCTTAACCGGCTCCGCGCTGCCCAAATGAAACGAGAAATGAGTGTTGGCCTTGGACTCATCACCTAGGCCCAGGTTGCGGCGTTGGATGTCGTCTAAGGTCTTGAGCGCAGTGGCTACTTCGGGGGCTGAGTGCTGTTTCTTGAGATCAAGAGTGGAGAAACGGTCAATCAACGTGCTCACAGCATCATGAATCTGTGCTTGATGAGCAGAAACGTGAACATTGACAGCCGTTTGAGTAGCAACTTGCGATGCGTTGTGCGGCATCAGGTTTTCATCGGCGATCTTATCTGCTATTTGATCGATGACCACTCTCTTCTCAGCAGCCCATTTGTATCTTGAAGACCAAAGTCGGATCGTGCCTTCTTTGACGCCAGTCTCGCGGCTAATGCGCCGGACTGTAACCCCGGCGATGAACATGCCTTTGGCGTGTGCGCGGGTCTTAGGATCAATATGCTCGATAACTGCGCCCATGTTTGGACTCAAGCACTTAGGAGAGAATTAGTCAATAGCATTGCGCTTGAATCGTGTAGGCTCCGAGCTTCCTCCCTATCGGTCGGAGGGTAAAGGGCATGACAAGCTAAATCAAGCAAATCGAGTATACTTAAAAGGTATGCTCGAATCTGGTTGAAAAAGCTTGACGATTGCTTACCCTTGAAGCCGAAGCGGAACGAGAGTGAGCGGAGGCAGATGAGCGAAGCGATTACAGCTTGAACTTGCCGACAACTTCGCGCTCAGTTAGTTGGAACCAAGCTTTTGGGTTGGCCTTGAGCAAGCCGAATTGAAGCCAGTCGTTAGAAGGAAGTGGGATTTGTTTCATGGAACTAATAATGGCTAAAACACTCGTTTAGGTCAATTCTCCTCTGAAATATGTCTCCACAATGCCCTACAGCGCACGATCTTGAATGGAGCTAGGTACGACTACCTTGGCAAAATTGATTTTGTTGATGGAAAGAAAACCGATCCATTCTGGGATAGTGCGACCAGGATAATGGAAGAGTTCGCGGCCATCGGGGAGTTTGAGGGTTCGGTATTTCACTGCGCCATCATCCTCTCCTTATGCCTCGCCCTAGTCTCCTCATACTCGACCAAATAAGCCAAACACTCCTCTTTCTGGTAGATGGGATGAAACGGGTTGTTCTTAATTGGCCTCCCACAAAGATGATCTAACGCATCGTGATAAGCGAGCGTGCGGGCTGCTGATTGCAGGGCTTGGATGCGGAAGCGGTTCATGGATTTAGTGTTTGAACGACTAAGGTTATTGATGCCCCGACATAAACTCCTAACAGAAAAGCTAAGAATAAACCGGTCAGCAATTCTTTCGTGGTTAGGTTGTAATGAACGGTCTCCTCCCTAATCGCCTCGTGGATTTTCATTTGTCGCTCCAATAATTGTTCCAGTGGTTAAGCGCGTAGCAGAGCGGGGCGTTCGCAAATACTATCACCAAAATAAACGCCACTATGGCTAGCAGCAATAAAGCCGCGAGACCTATCTCTTTAACTTGATTCTTCATAAATCCTCGCAGGGCTTGGGTTGGTTAGTCGGTGGCAATTCGTCTAAGACTTCCTGCAATAAATCAGGCTCCTCGGATAGTATTTCTGCCAGCTTCTCGCGTAACATTTGATGAAATTCAAGTGTCAGATAAGGATAATCGTGTTCACCCTCAAAGTGACATTTGACTCCGTTTTCAAACTCAATTGATGACGGCTTGAAAGCGGGGCCATATTCCGTTCCGATATAGCCTTTCAGGGATACTATTTTAGAGCCCACAAGCTCCGTTAATTCGACATCGTAATTTTTCATCTACCTCTCCGTTTCTAGTGTTTGGTTGGTTGAATCATCGAAAAGCGTTGCTGGCCGAGTTTGTGCAACGCAAATGGTATCGTTGTGGGCACCTCTATGGGCTACCATGAGAATCTCTTCTGTATTCCAGAATCGCCCCATGCCGGTTGAGTTCCAGCCAAAGCACAGGGCCTTGGCATGGGGCTTAAGCACATCGAAAGCAGCTTTCCTCACTTCTCTATAGAGAACAGACGATTGCGTGTCTTTCATGCCAACGGTGATGCCAGCGTCGCTATAGCACTCCTGAATCTGCCGGGGCGAGTAAGGAGGGTCAAAAATGAATGTGTCGGCTTGCACCCCTTGCAGCTTCATCAAAGCCAGAAAGGCCAAGGCATCCAGATGGTACAAAGCTGCGGTTTTTGGATTCAAATCGTTTGTGTGGGTCGCCAGACGCGAATTTCGGGCAAATGGATCAATGCTGATGCCTTTCAAGTGTCGCATGACAAAGGCCCTGATAGGCGCAACAGTGAAAGTATTGGCCGATGGCATGGCAAACTCTCTGGAAAATTTCATACTCCCTCTCCCCCACCAAAGCGGGCTTGGTTTTCGTGGTGGTTGGTCATAATTATCCCTCAATAAATCGTGCATGCGCTCCGTCAAGTAGCCAGTTCAATTGTTTTTCAGCCCCTCGGCGATTCGTGATATCGCACACAAGTTGGCGCATGCCATTAACGCGACTCTCTGGTTTCGGTTCACTCAAAAGCATGATTACGTCCGCATCCTGGGCAATGGCTCCAGTGCCGCGCAAATGGGCCAAGGAAGGGCGATTCCCTTCGCGTCCCTCTACCTGCTTGGTATTGATCTGGGAAAGAAGGATTACTACCATGCCTGTTTCCAGCGCAGTACATTTTACGGTTCGCATCATCTCCTCAAGATCGGCGGCGCGATTGTCCGAATAGCCTTGGCGATCGGTTTGCATGAGTTGAAAGTAATCGAGCACAATGAACTTGTGGCCTTTGCGAGATTGTTCTCTCGCCAGAGCCCGGAACTCGCGAGCTTTAAGCGATGGTCTTTCAAAGATCGCGTAAGGCCAATTCTGCGCCCGCGCCGTGGATTGGAAGAGGTTCGCCAATTCGGATTCTGAGAATCGCCTGTCCTCGAAGTGATCGCGGGGAATGCCTGTGGCATTGGACATGATGAGCACTTGCAAATCACTTAGTCCCATCTCCAAAGAGCAAGCCGTGCCCGGTATCTGTTGCTGCCACCATCGCGCCGTAATGTTAAAAGCCAGAGAAGATTTTCCGTGCTTTTGGACAGCCGCAATGACAATGACGTGCCCTCCCCGCATTTTGACCGCGGCATCCAAGTGCCCGTAACCGGTGGTCAGGATGTCTCCAGTAGCATCACTTTCAGGCTTGGCCATGGAAGCGTAAAAGTCCTCCCAGGGCTTAGGCCCAGAGAACACCTCGACTTTTGAACCGATGGCAATCTCATCTAGTCGCTTGATTAATGCTGAGGCTTGCCTGTCCTTCTCGTCACCATCGTCATGGGATTGCGCCAATAGAGCCAAGCGAAATCCGATGGATTGATACTCCCGCGCCTTGGCCTTTTCTTTCACAATTTGGATGTAGCCGGAAAGCGAGGAAGGAAGCATGAAAGCCCCCATGGTATCCGCAAGCTCCCACATTGTTTGCAACTCATCGCCTAATTGCCCATCCTTGGCCTCTGCTTTGACCGTCAGGAGGTCAATGGGCTTGTTTTGACTCCACATAGCGGAAAGCAAAATAAAGAGGCTCCTAGACGATTTTACGAAGAAATCGGACTCCTGAAGCGAATCTACCACAATCTGGCAACATTCAACCGGAGCGATGAGCATGGCAGAGACGATGGCCTTCTCGGCGTCCAAGTCGTAAATTGGTAGCTCGATTAAGGCTTCGTCGGGCATGGGAAAATCTCGTGTAGAGGGGCTACAGCTACGGGTTTTGGAGCGTCGGGGATTTTGGGCGTTGAGGGCTTGGGGGAGAGCCAGCTTCTAGCTCTGTCGAGGTCGGTAGTCCAATTGTTGAGCAGGGTAACAAGAGCAGTTCTGCGCCATGAAAGCTGCCCCTCAGTTGCGGTAGGGAGTCGATAGTAGGTTTCAATCAAGTCCAGTTCCTCAGCTAAGTCTGGACGCTTGAGGGATTTTAGGGCCTTTAGCTCTTTGTCGTTCCATGGCGTCGATTCCCGCCGATTGAACAACTTTTCGAGGCGCAATTGAAAATCAGTTTTCGTTTCAGAGACTTTAGCTTTACCCGTATCTGTTTCCTTATCCTTATCCTTATCCTGTGGGCCATTACATGCCCCTTCTACAAGGGGCTTTGAAGGAGCTTTAAAGGGGCTTATGCCATTAGCTTCTAGAGATTTCATAACTCCCTTATGGCAGGGATTTTGTGGATTTAATTCTCCGTATTGGTACGGAATAAATTTTGTAATGTGCCACCGCCCGTTTTCCAGTACAATTATCCGGCCTTTGAAGATTTCTTCGATTTCTTCCCATAAAATGGGCTCTCCTATCTGAAAACTGGCAAGTTCTAGATCGGCGTTCCATACCCCCGCGAGATCACAATTATCCAAAAGATAAACCCAAAAAGCCTTGAATTTACATGGCAGCTTTCGGAACCATGAATCGCCCCATTTCGTTGTCTCGGTGAAGCGTTTCATTGTTGATTCTGTGCCTTTACATTTCGTCGAATACCGTAAATGTATTTTATTATTTTAGTGTCTGAACCGGAATAGGTTCGAGTAGTGGCAATTTCTATCCATTCAAGTATTGTGTCCAAGCCGTGTTCGTCGGCTAAGTTAACCAAGGTCGATAGAATCACCTTATTCATGGAATCGCGATTAACGCATTCGCAAAAATAGTTGCAGACCATTTGTCTACGCTCTTTTCTGATATTCGCCAATTCAATGGCGTTTTCTGCGGCAATTTGTTGCTCTCTAAGTTCTTGCGCGATTCTAAGTCTATCTGAATCGCTTGGAGCAAAACTGCTAATAATCTTGTCGCTTTTACCTTGGTTGCATTCCTCGCATGAACAACCCAAGTTAGCATCATCATTCGTGCCCCCGGCGGCAACAGGAATAATATGGTCTACCACGAGCTTTACTTGATCGCTTTGTCTTCCGCAATACCTGCAAGTAAAAGCATCTCTGGCAAATATACGAAATCGTGTTCCTTTGCTTATGCCTTCACGACGAGGTTTCGATTCGTTTAAAATCGGATTTTGTTGAGCAAATTGACTAATGGAGCCCAAGGATTTTTTCTTTCTACTCATTTTGCTATCTCCATTCTAGCCTGCCTACCCGCGTGTAGTGGGCCGGACAGAGCCGAACCCGAAAGGGCCAGGATGTCATAGCGACGCGAATAGACAGGATGGAATTGAGTTTTCATTGTGGCCCACTACGGCTTGTTTACTTTTCTTTTTCTACCCAAAACCCCCTCGCGGATCAAGTTAAATTGGTCTCTTCCTTCGGCGCGTGGTTCAAGTACATCCAATGCGTGAAAGCTTCGACGCTTTGCGCTCTTTCGCCGCGACAGCTCCAGAATGGAAACGCCCCATGTTGGTTGAGATATCCAGTAGCCGTGATATTGATGCCCATCTCGTAATCTTCCCATTTGTCCATGTTGATCAAGACGCACGGTCTTAGTTTTTCTGGAAGCTCGCTGACCCTAATCCACCTCGGCATGACAGCATCAGCGACGGCTTGAATTCGAGCCACGCAGGCAGCATCATAATCGCGCGCTTTTGAGAACTCAGCGAAATATGCTTGCTGAGATAATTCAACCAATTTCTCAATTATCTTCATACCCCGTCCTCCGGCTTGAAGAAGGAGTTGATTTGCTTGCGATCAGGCGACCATTCGCAACGCGCGGCCCAAGTTGAGGAGGGTTCTAGCGTAAATGATCCCCCGTTGCCAAAGATAATACCATTGCCTCGAATTTCAGATACCAAGTGCCATGCCTGAAATCCAATCTCTCTTACCCAAAACACCGGCGGCAGATCATCAACGCGCATCAGCCGAAGCTTGGGTTGGGGCTTTATGCGGTAATTGAAGAACTCGAAATTAGGATGTTCGCAAGACAGAAGGTCTTTTAAATCAGCCCACCCCGCCTCCTTGTCTGGATTATTAGCTCTACTATTGGCCTGAATAATTCCGCGAGCATCAATCATTGCGCTTACTGCTTCCAGCGTTTGCTTTTTAATTTCTTCATTTGTCATAAATATCCTCTATTTGGTTAGTTTCTCTCTACTTTGTCGGCAATGAGATTGAGCATTTCGGAAGTCGGCAAAACCCCATTCCATTCGTCGTTTGTATTGATGCCCAAAATCTCTTCGCCATTGACTGCCGCATATTTTGAATGATCGTCTTCAGCGGCCACACGAAAACTTAGATAGCCCCATCGAAATCTAATGTAGAAGTCTCTCCCATCCTCTAATACTCCTTCCCATTGTGAAGGGCATGCTTGGCAAGTTTGGATAAGCGTTTTGATCTTTGGTTTCATAGTTTCTCTATTATGATTTGGTTAAGTAAAGTTATGAAAGAAATTCATGCTATTTTTTCTTTAGTTATGAGCTTCGTTATTTCGATTTCTGTTTTGACTTCCTTGCGGGTTTTGACTCTGACGCTTTCGCATTCAAAGATCGCATCTCTTTTCGAGTCCCCGCGTATGAGACCAGCCGCACTAAGCCCGTCTCTAAGAGCTTTCGGCGCGGATCGTTCATTATCGTCGTCGAGTTCTGTTCCGCATCGGTACATAATAAAGCGGACTCGATGCTGCGGGCCAAATGCGCCCATGCCTGATGTTTCCGCTTCATGTTGACATACCACGGGCGATTGCCGTTTGGACTCGGCGGAACCCACCCCGGAATTGTTAGAGTTATTTTTTCCATAAAGCTGTTGGGTGACCTGCTTTCGATACTTCTCGGGTAAGTCTTGGATATTCATGGGATTACCAGCCATCCACGAGTGAATAGAGGTAGTATCCCACAAAACCATTAGGGCCTTTCATTGGCTTTCTATTCACTAACCCATGTCTCCATAGTTTCGCTAAACGCCGACGCATTTTTAGGCTGAAGCAAGAGGACGGGAGCCTGTCGCGCTTCTTGAGTGCATCAAAAATCCTCTGCGTGAGCTTCTCTTTTTCTGTGGCTAGATCGTTGTTCATATTCATTTCCCCTCCTCCGTGGCCTTGGCTATGGCTATATCAATCAGGGCAAGATCGGTTTCCGCTGCGCTTCCCTTGGGCAATTGATCGACCCTTGCTTCTACATAGCCTCTGGAAAGCCTCAACGCCGCGAGCAAGTCGGCATCAACGTCAGAAGGCTGTGGATCGGGGAAGGAGTCGGCCAGGAGTTGAGCGATTCTTTTAGAAACTGCGCCTTCTAAATAACCGTGAACTCGCCCTTCTGGCGTGTCGTGCCAACGGGCTTCGTAAACAACAACGTCTGCGGCAATCTTCTCCGCAACGTCCAAGTGTAGTTTTGAGGGGATGGGCATGGTTATTTAAGTAAATAGGTTAGGCAAAGAATCCCTGCGATAATAAGCAATGTGACGCAAAGAGTTTCGAATTGTTCGTCGCTCATCCCTTCTCTCCCGTAGAATCGTTGTGGGAGGCGAGGGCTTCTTCTGCGGCTTTCCTGCCTTCATAGCCTTCTAAATCGTCTGATTTATGAGAAGGAATACCAATTTCGTTTAGCGTCCATTCGAGGGCTTTAGCCAACCTCTTCGCATCCTTCTCCGCTTTTATGGCGCGTTTTTCAGCAAGTCCAGATTCTCCCTGCAACTTGGCGATCTCGTCTTCGCGATCCTGAATAACAACGCGATTGGCAACAATGATCGCCTCGGCCTTCTCCGCCCGCTCGTTTGCTTGGGCGAGTTGCTTGCGAAGGTCAAGTATTTGGCGAGCTTGTTTTAAGACAATCATCTCGTTTAACTCAGCCAATTTTTTCTCCCTCTCCACGGCGGCTGAGATTACGGCTTGGGAGGCGTGCTCTGCGATATCTTTCTCGTAAGGACTTAATTTCTCCCAAGAATTGTAAGGCACATGGGGAAGCAACTCCTTAGCCTTCTCAAAAGCGGAATCACACCAAAGTTGCCCCAAACTCTTCTCCCCTTCTGATGGTGGGGGAGTCTTGATGCCAAATGAACTCCCGACACCGAAGATGTCCGCATGGCAATTCGGACATTGAATCTTGACGCTAGGCGCGGGGGTGGCGTTATTTTCTTCTGGAATTTGATCACTGTTCATATGTGAGTCCATGTTTCTTCGCGTATAATCTGACTGATATTAGACCGACAAGATTTGTAAATTTTGCTAATCTTAGTGTGCGTAAACCCGGTCTTTGCAAGATTTCTGATTTCGATTACTGACTGCTTTGTAAGTTTAGTGGGAAATCTCCCCTTTTTGGCGCAGTCCATGCGATTATCCAAATCTGTACCCAAAGACAAATGAGCGGGGTTACAGCAAGGAGGATTATCGCACGAATGCATGACCTTTTTGTCTCCGGGATCAGCATCTCCATTCGCGAATTGCCATGCCAATCGAGAGCAAATAAGTCCCTTACCCTTATATTTAATCTGGCCGTATCCACCATCTTGACAATAATCCAGCCAAGGCCAGCACTCGTTGGCGTCTCCCTTCTGAACGCGAGAATGAAACGCAATTTTGAATTGCTCCCAAGTTTCACGCTTGGTTCCTCCGCGAGAGCGAACTACGAAATTCGTACACTTACTCATGGTGGTTTTGTTTTTGAATTACTATTGCGGTGGTATTTCCAGATGAGGCCAATCCTCTGGGCGTGGATTTAAAACAGGGCATTCTTGAACCGGAATCCAAGGCCCAAATTGGTGCTCGTTTGGTAGATATTTCCACCCAACAAGCGTTTCCCAAATAGCGGGTCTATCTCCTTCAAGCCATGTTCCATCGCGAAAAGTAATGATGTGGTAATTATCCCATCCAAAGCCATCTGAGCAGTTGCATCGTGTTTTTATGAATAGTTGAGTGCCCGTTGTTGGCATTGATTTTGGATTTCTCCAAAAAGGAATGGAAAAAATAAAAGTTGCCCAACAATCTTGAAAATATCGTTTAAGTTTACTCATGGTGGTTGTTATTGGGTTGATCCAGATTCGATTGCGGGGTCATTTGGTGGCCTTTCCGATGGGAATGATGAGGACGGGGATGACCCTGCGTCGTTCAGGGTCTTTAGGCATCGTGTTATGATCATTCCATCTGCCCGCTTCAAACAAGGCGCGTTCGCGTGTGGAACAAACATCCTGAAGCGAAAAGATGCCGCCGAAGCCTACGCACACCCAAGCCCTAACCCCCTTCACCTTCACCCCGGCTTTCTTGCGTTTTGGGGTGGGGAGGGGGCGATAGGCTTGCCACGATTTGCGCTCCTCGTTTACCGCCATCTGTCTGGGATTGTGGTAGTATTGCCACTTCGAACCGTCGCGATAAACATCTCCCGTATTTCTAGTTTCTCCCACTTCCAAAGCCCTGCACATCACGAGCTTCCCGTTGATCTTGATTTTCTTTGTGGGGTTCATGGTTGTGCCTCAAAATGGAATGTCGTCACTTGCGTCTACAGGAGGTTGTTCCTCGGGCTTGCGCACGGGAACTTCGCGCCGAATGGTCGTAACCGGCTTGGTCGCTCCCTGCTCCTGCTTAAGCTCGAAAGCCATGGACATACGAAACTTCTTTCCCGGCGTGTCGTTGTTCCAGATGGATACCCAATACTCTTTTCCATCAATTAGAGCCTGTCCCTTAAAATCAGGGTGAGTATCCTTCATCTTTCGGTCATTTTCGAAGACTGATCCGCTATTTGGTTTCATTACAAATTCGCCCATACTATTGTCCTTTCACTCGGATTGAAGCTTCCTGAAATTTTTCGCGAAGCGTTGAAACATCTGCCGCCGTCATTTGCTTCTTAATCTCCGTGGTAATGGATTTGCTGACCGCATCAACCTCGGCAGTTGTCTTAGCCAACTCAAACCGGGCCGAAAACTCACGCAAATGCCCCTCGCTGGCCACGATCTTCTGTTGCTCCTCAATGGTTAACTTTTCCGAATCGACAGCGGCAGCATCATCCTCCGTTTGAACCTGGGCCTGTTTACCGCCAAGTAGTCCAAGCAATGGCTTGATGAGTGTATCGAAAGTGGGGTTTTCGAAAGTGCGATAAGAGAGAATGCCTGTGCGATCCTTTTCCGCAAAGGCTGTTACGGTAGTACGTCCGGTCTTGGTATCCTTCTCGGGACGCATCTGAAGGAGAATATGCGGCTCGTAGGGAGTCTCGCCCTCTGCCTTCATTTTCTTTCCCGTTGCCTCCATCTCGCCGGTATCATCGTTCTTGTCGAAACTGTTACCTTCCCGACCAAGGATGAAGACGTGTAGGGGCGACGATAGCAGGAAGGCCATTAAATCTTTGTACGGCTTTTTGATTTGAGCCCAAGCATGGAAAGGAATCTGGCCAGCCTTATTCGTGCGTCCAGCATAGGCGGCGCGAGCCGCTTCCCACAGGTGGGTTATAGAATCGATGGCCACGCCACAATATTCGTTGGGGTCGAGCGAATAGATCGCGTCCGTGGTTTCCGTGATGCTGCGTGTGTATAGGGCGTCAAAATCGAATGCTTTGGGATGTACTGCGCGTTCTGGTACGTCCTTGGTGTAGAAGTCGGTTCCCCGCTCTGTGTCCACGAAGGCAACCCGCTTCTTAGTAATCTGCGCCAATCCCTCCAGACACAGGAGAGTTGTCAGAGTCTTCCCACTTCCGGGAGGGCCGTAAAGACCGATCTTAAGTGCCGCTTGTTCTGCTTTTGCTTTTTTAAATCCTGCCATATGTTTCTTTCTTTTTTGTTGTTCTACTTCAAATGCTTAATCGGATGCCCCGCAAGCGACACCTCGAAAGGATCGCTTTCTCCGTGGGGAGCACGAATGCACAGTTGCGCGTGAGCCCGGTAATCAGGCAGATCAACTGGCGGATGCGTCACGATCTTGGGCAAATAAGTAAGCCAAACAAGGTACGTCGCCAGAGCGAAGAGGAGGGTTAGGGAAAGTTTCATTCCCGCCCCTCGGTTGCGATGAAGTGGTCTATGCGGGCGATGGCCAAGGCGGGCAGTTCTGGCGTTCCATCGAGTGCTTGGAATTGCTTGGGCCAGTTGTGCGTCCAAAATAACAGAGACCGCTGTTTCCAATTAATGTCCAAAAGATCGGCAGCGCCTACAACTCCATTATCATGAATGGTCTTGATTTTCGTTCCGTTAAGGGCCAATGCCCAACCGCCAATGCAAAAAGCCGTTCCGCAAGAAGTCTCGGTGGTGGCTGTTCCCATTGCGAACCTCTCTGGAGCCTTATCAATCTGCCTCTGAATCCTGCGAAGTAAGGGTATGTTCATAAAAATCTCAATTCGGGGTGATGGGGTTATTTGTCGTGAGCTTCGGCGTCCGTGGTTTTGACCAGCTTAATTACTGCCTGATCAGGCGTGTCTCCAAACTCAGCTTCGCTTTCTTGAAGATTCACGAAATCCCCGTAGTGAGCGCACCATGCATTACCGTCTTTTTCGATTTGAATTGTTATCATTAAATCCTACTGGTTTTGGGTTGGGGTTAGTCGTTTGTGGCGTCTTCGCAAGATATGGGATCGCCTACCTTGAACTTTCCTGCGTCCACAATAATGCAAAAATAGTTGTCATTGAGCCTACCCGATACGGTTTCAGACCGTTTTTCTGCGGTATGAAATGAGCCATGCGAAAGAGGCATATTCTGGCCATCTATTTGATAAACGGTTGATTTTGGATCGCCGCATTTGCAGATTAGAACATCGTACCGCTTTTCTTTAATATCTGTTTTCATGGTTACAATTCTGTAGGAAACATTAGCTATATCTGTGATTGTGCCTAACGATCAAATGTGGCAATCAACCATCGTTATCCAGTCATGGCGATCAAGGGTCTCAATAAGTTTGTCAACACGCATTTGCCATTCGTTTTCGTCGGCGTTATTTGTGGACATTCCCCACCAGCCCATGGCTCCTTTTTCGTACCATTTTCCATCCATAACAAAGCCCCAACAAGAGAAAGCTGGAGCATCAGGTTTTGCGCCAGCCCAATCCGCAATGCGCTGTTGTTTCATCGCGGGCAAATCAAATTGACCTACAGGGAGGGAATCAAACTTTCCAGAACTATGGAGCTTGCGCAGTCTGCCTTCATAGCGACCTCCAATAGTCCAATAATCCCACTTTCGGTTCGGGTTTGTAAATCGGCCTAAGCGCCCTGACTTGTCGGGAATTGGCTTAAGTCCATTCCAATCATTCGCAAACTCGACCAGCGTCTTACCATCCGAATATTTTTTGTATTCAGGGTTAGCGTAGTCACGTTCTGCCTCTTCCGTCTTATCAACCCAAACGCAAAAATCATCAAGGCCGGTGTACTCACGTTCGTGCCACGGTAAAAGTATCTTCTGCAAATCTTCTTCGGAAGGCTTCGCTTTGGTAACTACTGCCATTAAAAAGTGACTCATAATAATTTCTCAGTTAACTTCGTGATCATCTGCCAGCAAGTGGAGATGGTTGGTTTCTAAATCTACTTCCCCCGGCAGGTCTGCTTTTTCAGGGATAGCCGTGGCGTTCCCTTCCTGCGACATACGGGGAGGGCATACTGTCCCCGAATCATCTTCCCTCTTTTCGTCAGTGATTGTCGGGGCGGGGGAAAGGGATTTCGTGTGCTTGCGGATCATCGCATCAAAGGCTTCGCATAGGCCTTTAAAATTGGCCTCCTTAGCTTGATGTCTGGCCCACACAAGGGCGTCGAGTTCTGAGGTCATTCTATTTTCCTGTAGTTAGGTTTCTTCAAAGCCTGATCCAAAAGCAACATTCCCCTCTTAAAAGAATGGAGAAGGCCGTACTTCGTGCGTTCTTGGAGCGTGAAGTTTACCAAATCTTGGTTTGTCCATTCGGCATCGCGTAGGATTGGCAAATTGTCGAGTTTGGAGAGTGGGTTGTTCATTTGGTTTTCTCCCGTTCGGCTAGCATGGCGTCGGCAAGTCTATAGGCGTCCTCCGCGACGTTCCACAGTTTATAGTCATTAACTTCCATTGTGATGTAGGCATGGGCTAAGGACACAAGAGCTTTCGCTGCAAAATAATCGCGCAAGAGCATGCCGCGTTCACCCTCAAGCGTGCCAGCAAATCCCATCACCGTCTGTTCGGTGGCACGAGGGAATGCCGAGCCTCCGTCAGTCACAAAACCCTCCGTTCTCTCATCGCCAGCGAAACCGCGTCACTCGTCGCGAATCGCGCGGGCATTAGGAGCTTTGGAAATTGAGAAGAGCGGATCATGGACTGACCATGAGTTGGGAGGACAACTGGCCTGACTGCCCTGCGCTCAGGCTTTTTCATGGCCAGGATGGCGATTTGGGTTAGGGTTTTCATTTTGGTTAATCCCATTGTCCTTCGCGAACAACGTTGATCGAAATCAAATCGAGGCCATCTTCTTTCGATAGACCGTTTAACGCATCGATCAATGCGCCCGCACGAGAAGTTGATGTATAGTCGGATTCAATCCGGCGTCCCTCAGTAAGAACAATTCTGATTTGATATTTCTTCATAAATTTGGTTCCGGCTATTTCTTCGCTCGACTGGGTTTGGCGCAAGTCGCATCAAGAGCTTTTTGCACTTGGGCGATGTTGTCTACGACTTTTTCCATAAATTTGCGCCCGTTGTTTTCATGTTTGTTCAAAATGTGTGTCCTGAGTTTCAGGGCGCGAGCGTCACTTAGTTCGACGCAAAAGCGGGTTAGGGATGGATTGCTCATTTCACCCTTCCGATCCTATAACCATTTTTTTCAGCTAAACAACGGAATTTTTTTGAAAGTTTTTTGCCGTAGTAGCTGCACATAACGCTAAGGGAATTGTGCTTTCCATTAGGAACAAAAAAACTCTGGCCAATCTCAAGCTCATTGAGGGGATATTTTGTAAGGCAGCTGTCCCTCTGTGATACGATTGGCTTATTTTCGATCTCAAATTTCATGCGCACACCTTAATACGCACATGCGCACTCGTCAAACAAAATCGACAATTATTTTTGAACTATTTCCAATTCACCTCTGGAAAACGCTGAAAAGATTTTTCTACTTACGCGCTAAAACGGGTTTCTGTAACGCCTTTCGTCTTGGTTATCATGAGAACGTACATTATCAAAAAGAACGGAATCGAAATGGAATCATTTGATGACAAGAAAAAAGCCTTGCAACGCCTCTGGGGGCTTAAAAACGCCTTTCCCATGGGCAACCCAAAAACTTGCGAGCCTTGGGACTTCACTCTATGGAGTCGGATGGAAACTCGAATCTGGCAATAAAGGCAAATGTCCTAACGTTCGATCCGTAGGACTTCGTTTAAGTCACCCCAAATCGCGGGAGGTTTGGCGTCAATATCGTAATTGTTCCAAGGATAATTCGATGCGCAGCACCAGAGTTGCGCCCACCGCTGGCATTGGCTGCGGTATTCCTCAGAGGAGACTAGCTCTAGGATGGTCATCGATGAGCTTGGAGTTGATACTGCTTACCATCGACAATGGCCGGTACGCCGGGAAAGATCGAATAGCGAATCACCCGCCGCTCCTCTCCTCCTGTCGTCGGGCTAGAAGCAACTCCAATGGCCCGCGCCGTCGCAATACTGGCCTCTCCCAATTTGTTGACGGGGCCAACATCCCCCACTACCGCAAACGTACTCTGGCCATTCTGCGCGTTCATAACCTGGGCCTGACAGCCGAGGACAATGCCGCGAACAGATCGAATAATCTGAGGCGGGAGAACGATGTATTTGTCCACGTCCGCATTCAACGCTTTACCGTCTAAATGGAGCGTGGTGTCATTCTGATAGCAGGGATCGCCATGACTAGGCCCTGAACCGTCACCATCGATCATAAGCCCTGCCAGATAGGTTAGCCGCTCATCGTCGCCAATGATGACATCGATTCCGTTGATCGTGAGAAGGATTCGAGTTTGCATCTTGTGTGCAGTTTTTTGGGAAAAAGTGGTCACTAAAATATCCTGTTAATCAGCGTAGAGGGTCGTATCCCCGAATCCCGCCAGTCCCGCATATCCCTGTAAAGCACCTGATGCTGTGCGTTCTGCCACCATTGACCGTTGATTAGCGACAAGCCTTCATCTTTGACCAAGGGAGGCGTCAGAGGCCGCGCTACGGTTCCATGGCTGTAAATCTCAATGAGCGCGTTGTATTCGGCACGCTGACCTTCGCTCAATTCGAAGCCCTTGGACTTGCTGACGGCGATGTAGGTGGCGTGAGTCAGAGTGTTGCCGGTGTAGGCTATTGGAGCGGACTGCTTCACTTCTGGGGCTACCGTGGTGCAATGTGTGAGCATCAGGCACAGGATCAAGCCGGGAATGATCGGGTAGGGTTTCATGATAATTATCTCGGTTGTGGCTTAGCCATGAGACATCCGGTCACTTCATCTTTGAGTAAGATTCCCCATCCGTTGCAGCGCGTGCACATTTCCGCAACTACCCTGTCGCCGCCTTGAGATGGAAGCCTACGCTCGACGTAGTCTCTTACTGATTCACCGTTACAATCAGGACATGAAATTTGTCCCTTTATTACATCAAAACTCATGGCTTGGAATAGTAAAAATTCCAGACAGCATTCGCCGCCGCATCCCAAGCGAGTTGAATATCAAGCTTCACTTCCGGCCATTTCGGAAGAGCCTTGCCATCGAAAGATTTCCATTGCCGACTATCGCAGTAGGCATCGTAAGCTATTTTTCCTGATATTTTCATTTGTTTTGCATCTTTAGGTTCTGCGGTTTCCGCTGAAAATCTAGGCTGTTTCATCCATTGAGGAACTTCCTCTTTCATTTTATGGTTGCGCCCCCTTCAAATCATCCTCAACCGCTTTCTGATTCTTGGCATCATCAGCCGCAATTCTCTGCGCCTCGACATTCTCCTGTTGCTGTGGCGTGTTATTCAAATCACTACGGCTCTTGAACAGGTTGATGATCGGGCCAGCTACGCCAGAGAGGAAGGTTAGGAAGGAGGCCCACATTAGAAACCTACTTTCCAGAAGAACCACAAAAGACATTTAACCACAAAGATTAATCCTGAGATAAGTCCAAAACAAAAGAAAGAACCTGCATCTAATTCATCATGTGCCTTAGTTCCGATGAAAATCAGGATAAAAGCTAGGAATAACCAGATCATGATTTTGCGATTAGATCGAAGGTTTTTACAGCTTCTTTTGCAAGTTGGCGCATCTCATCCCACGTTAAACTCGAAGGATCGTCACAATCTCGAATATTTACCAGAGTAGACCTCAAAATCATTGCGTTATCAAAAGCCCTGTGAATTTCATCAATGGCATTTTTAGCTTTTGTAACCTCCAATAATCCAGACTCAGTTAATTGCTCGCCACATTTAATGCAACATTTCAAAAAAGAAATGGTGTTTTGAACAGTTTTGATATTATCTTGAATAGAGTCCACTATCGCACCTCACGCAGGTCATATGCGCTCGCGACCTTAACCGATCCGTGCGGTGGCCTGAGATCGCGATTAGGCTTCATCTTCATCCAAGTAACCGGAGGATTAACAATCGCATCCAAGTGACCCGGCGCTAGGATCGCATTCACTGCGTCCACCCGCCCTTGTACGCTCTTCAATTGAGCCTTAAGGGCATCCAGAGCCTTCTGCTGCTCTGAGTTCGCTGGAGCCAATCCTGCCGCTTCTAGGAGTGAATCCAAGGTGTCCACGATGTCAGATGCTTTCGTGTTGGCGTGTTGCGCCTGAACCGCGACAGATTCCAAGTAGCCCTTGGGATTACTCAGGAAAGCCAGAGATGTGGCGTAGACATCCTGCTTGACGCCTTGGAAGAACGCACAACCGGGTAGGGCTGCTGTGGCGATGGCTGCGATGGAGAGGAGGCCAAGAAGCCAGCCCCACGGGGTTAAGCTGAGATGATTTTTTGTGTTCATTTAGCCTCCGTGAAATCAACGTAGAACTTTTGGCCGTTGATGAATTTACCAAATAAGGCGGGATTGGTAATCGTGATTGAGATGGAACCGGAAGGAGTCCATCGGGCAAACGAGTTGTCTTCGCTTTCGCCATCGGGATTAAAGGGTGCGTCGGTAACGGCACGAAGACTCAGGGTCTCCATTGTTGCGTCTCCAGTTTGTCCATCAACGACAAACTTTGCTCGCATGATGGGCGTTTTGATTTCAGGGGTAGTTTCGTTTTCGCTCATGGTTTTCTTTGGTTGTGGTTTGTAACTAGGGCCGAACTTTTCGGCGAAGATAGGATGGTTTAAATCATATTCCAGACATCACTGTTCGATTCTATCGTTGAGGTTTACTTCTTTGACTGCTGTGCGGATGGGAAGTTCGAAGGCGGATTCCACGGTTTGGCCAGTGGCGGTGATGTGACCCTTGGAAAGTTTCTCCAAGTAAGACCATGCGAACATCAGGGCGAAGATAATCGCGTCACCAACGTAAGCCGTCTCTTCTGGCGTCAGTGTGAATGCGCTGCCTAGGAGGTGATGGGCATTGAGGTACGTCAAGATCATGGTACCTAGGATTCGGGCGAAGGTTTGGGTCATGGCGGGAAAGTGAATCAGACAACGGCAGAGAATAGAGGTTCATTAGTAGCCTTTCGGCCTCCTCCTTTTTAGGGGAGCAACTACCCGCTACCGCAGTCTGATTTATCCTTATCCCCCTTTTCCCCTTTCGTGGCAAGATATTTCTTGACGGGTGGAATGGGGTTGGTAGGTTGGCGTTGTTAGGTGGCAGTTTAAAAGCTGCTTGTGAAGCATTGACTTAACTTAGTCGGAACTAATTTCTATTTCTTCCCGCTCAGTTGGCAGAACCCGCGAGGGCTGCACCTTCCTTCCAAAAGGCTTTTACAACTGAGCGGGGTTCGTTTTCTCGCATCATCTAACCGCCAAGGAGCATGCGGTAGATTGGTTCTATGCGCGATGCTGTGTTGATAAAGACCGGGCCGACGACACAAGACAACCCGGATAATAACTTAGGGAAAGTTCCCTGATGTGCGTTAACTGGCTGCAAGCCGGGTGATTGGTAGGTAAAACCCTTTTCATCCTTGGTTAGCGTAAAAAGCAAACGACGGGCTCCTTTATACTGATAGTTTGCCTCATCTCCTCACGGGAGGGGATGTGTGCACCAACGCCACCATTACCTGATAGATTATGAATCCAATCGCTGAAAAAAACAGATACCTCAAGCAAGAAAATAAGAAATACGAATCCGGCATTTTTGTTTCGATCCACTCTTCAAAATGGCCCGAAAATAAAACACCTCGACCAATCCTTGCCGTTTATCGTTCCAGAGATTTTCTAGTGACCGTTTACGGCGGGGAAACAATAAGACTTTCAATCTGCCGCACTTGGTTGGATCAAAGCGGGCGGTGGCAAGACGGAATATCCTGGGACGAAATTCAGGAAATTAAAAACAAGTGCGGATTCCATGACAAAGACGCCGTTGAGATTTATCCAAAAGAAGAGGATGTCGTTAATGTGGCCAATATGCGTCACCTCTGGATATTGGAAGAAAACTCGCTTCCCTTTATTTGGAGGAAACATTAACCCATCTCCCCGCCTTGTTGGGGGTGGGGAGAAAATAGGGCTTGCATTCATTCACTTGTTCACGTAAAGATGTGTAAATGAAATCAATTACTGTTCGCAATCAGAAAGAGTGGAACGCACTACCTAAAGCATTTTCCGAAATAACGATTATTCGGATTGAGTCCGATGCCAATGTTTGGCTTTCGATTTCGGGTAAACCGGAATCGTCTTGCGTCGTGGCGCGGGGAAGCAGTCATGTCGTGGCGCGGGGAAGCAGTCATGTCGAGGCGTGGGGAAGCAGTCATGTCGTGGCGCGGGGAAGCAGTCATGTCGTGGCGCGGGGAAGCAGTCATGTCGTGGCGCGGGGAAGCAGTCATGTCGAGGCG